GGTGACGAGCTGCACGGCGTTGATACACGGAACGGCGTAAGGCCAGGAGGAAAGCCGGGGCCAATGAGCGACGGGTGACACAGAGGCACGCCATTGCCCCAGCGGCTGCATCGGGCCGCATTGGTCGCCAAGCGGCGAGTGGCGAGTAACCACCGCAGTCGCAGCCGTACCTCCCACGGTGATGCGACCGCGCCGGGCGTAACCCGGCAAACACACAAGGACGTGTCAGATGCCACCGAAGATCGCCACACGCAGCAGCGTTGAGCAAATCGCCTACCTCGACCGAATGCTTCGGCTTGGCGCGACCATGGACTCAATGACCGCCAGGATCGGCTGCTGCGAGAAGACCGTGCGTCGCCACCTGGCGTGGATGTGCCGCAAGTTCCAAGTGCGGATCGTGCGAGTCATCACGCCGCACGAGACGGTCTGGCGATACCGGCCTGATTCGCCGCTGATTTTCACAGCCGAAGCAACGAGGGCACTTCAATGAGCGTCTTCCTCGACTCCCAGTGCGATCTTCCGCTGTTCACGCAGCGAGCCCCCAGCGTCAACGGCTCGATCACCTCGGCCAAGGCGGCCGACTCGCTCGGGCCGGCGACGCTGAACGCGATGCAGCGGCGTGTGCTTGAGCTGCTCACGGCAACGCCTGACGGGCTCACCGACGAAGAGATGCAGCGGCTGCTTGGGATGAATCCCAGCACGCAGCGGCCACGGCGGATCGAACTTGCAAGGCGTGGTCTGGTGGTCGAGGCCGGGACCAGGCGGACGGCGAGCGGAAGGATGGCAACGGTGTGGAGGGTTGCGTGATGGCGAAGCCGCAGTGGCTGCAGGACAAGGAACGCGACGACCTGGCTGAGCGCAAGGCCAAGTACGAGGCGACGCGAGACCTCGACCTCGAGGAGTGCGTGATCGCCTATTGCAACTGGCGAACGGACGGGAACCAAGGCTCGTTCGATTTGTTCAAACGCGATTGGTACGCGCGACGCGGGAAGGCCATATGACTGCCGAAGATGGCGTGGAGCATGACGTGGCTGACGACGCAACTAACACAATCGAATCGATTGAGAATCTCAAGATTGAGCCTCTGTATGCACCAGAGGAAAAGTTTGCCAACCCGCGAGACCACATGGGCCGAACGGCGATTGACGTTAAGTCGCTTTGCGACAAAACATCTGAGTGCAAGTGCCCTGTATGTGACCACAAACTCATTGTCCGCGCTGGCGAGCAAATTGCGGTTCACTTCGCGCACGCAAAGGGACGCAAAGACACATCGTGCAAAGGCGGATTCGAAACTCCTTGGCACAGATGCGCAAAACTGGCCGCCGGTATGCGTGAAGGATGGTTGCACGAGTTCACTGACAAGACAGACAGGCATAGCAGGTTTGATGCCTATAACGCATTTACACATCAAGCGTTTGAGGCCGTTCACTCTCTGAGCGAAACGTACGTTGACAAGCAGAGGTCACTTGCCGGCCTAGGAATATCTTGTCAGTGGCTTTTTGACTCAGCAGGAGATTTCGCAAACAGGAATCCTCTACCTCTAAGCATAGACAGCGCAGTTGACGGTTTGCTTGAGTGCCACGATCTGCTTAGCAAAAAGGCTATTGAGATAATTCAGGAAATTGGCCCACAGCATTGCTTTCTTCACTACTTGGGCCTTGCTTGGAAATGGGTTGGAGTTGACAGGTGGCAGGCTTGCTCGCCTGTTAGCGACATACAGAAGCTGTGTACAGGCGAGCGAGGTATTAACAGGCTCTTGATTGACCTTCGCGCGCGAGGCGATATGCCGCAGGAAAAACTGGCGTTTCGCAATGGCGATCTTGTAAGCACAGCCTGGCAGGAAATTACACCGCAAAAGTTGCTTTTCGCTGTCAACGAACGCAAAGAGCAACTGCTTGAGCACTGGCGTCGAATCAAGCGAAATAGGCAATACAGCCGTCGCAAGAAAGGCACGCAGCAGTATCGACCGAGCACTGAGCAAGACATTGCAACTCGGTCAAGGCCTGTGTGCGAACTGATCGCAGAGCGTGCCGCTCTTTCGGAGCAACTTAATTCGTACAGCCCAACGCTATCGCAATCGGCAGACGATCAGTCTGGATGCACTGCCACGGAAGATCCGTTTGCTCGAATCCGCAGGACTTGGGTTGAGTATTGCGAGTCGCGTGGGTGGAGGCAGTAAGAGGCAAGGATGCAACACAAAAAGACCTTCACGCAGCTGCTGCTACGTGAGATCCGTGCTTACTTCGAGCACAAGGCCACAGACCCGTCCGTGCCATACCAGCACGCCGACGTGTACTACGCAGTAGCTAGAGAGATTGGACGCATGACGCCGCAGTTTGTTGCCGAGGCTCGCAGGCAACTCGGATGGCAGGACGCTGTGCAGCAGCACGAGGAGGCTATTCGTGGCCGCTGACACTCGCGTTGACGTTTACCTCCCGCTGTACGTTCGTGACTTCCTCACCAGCACCATCGGCTGGACTGCGGAGGAACGCGGCCATTACCTGACCCTGCTGATGATCCAGTGGGACAGAGGCTGTCTGCCGGCTGACCTGGCCGAACTCGAGCGGCTGTCTTCTGGCGTCGGAAAATGCTGGAACGTCCTGTCTGAGAAGTTCCCGGCCTGCGAAGACGGCACCAGGCGGAACGCCAAGCTTGAGGAGCACCGCTGCCGGTGCGTCGAGATCCGCGAGAAGCGATCACAGGCTGCGAAGTCTGCGGCGTCTGGGAGGTGGTGCGGCGATGCGTCACGCATAGCAAACGCACAGCAAACGCATAGCAAACGCATAGCAAACGGATGCCATCCAACGTCAACGTCAACGTCAACGTCAAATGCAGGGATTTCTCCTGACGGAGAAATCATTCAACCGGCTGCGCCGGTTGTTGCTACGAGCGATCCGCCGAAGCGGCGGACACGCTCGCAGCACCACGAGCCGATCCGCTGGACTTTGGATGCGGGCTGGGAGGGAATCACCGAGGCAGACCGCAAGACTTGGGCCGAGGCGTACCCGGCGTGCCTGGTTGACATTGAGCTCCTGCGTGCGGCCGAGTGGCTGCGTGGGAATCCGACGAAGGCCAAGAAGTCGAACTGGCGTCGGTTCTTTGTGGCCTGGCTGACACGCTCGCAGGACAAGGGCGGCACGAATCGCAGCGCTGGCAAGACGCCTGAAGACGTTGCCAAGCGTGCGGCCTTGGAACGCAAGGCAAAGGAGTTTGCCGAGTACCGCCCAGCCACCTATCGACGCCCCAAGGAAGTCGCCGCGCTTGCGGCCGGAATGAAACTTAAGGAGGAGGATCTATGACCGAGACGATTCAGCCACCAGCAACCGACCGCCAGCGAGAGATCCTCGACTTCGTCCGCGAACGCACCGCGATCTGCGGCCCGACCGTCCGCGAGATATGCGACCACTTTGGCTTTCGCAGCCCTAACGGTGCCATGTGCCACATCCTGGCCCTGGAGCGGAAGGGGCTGATCCGCCGTCGCGCCGGCCAGACGCGTGGAATTGAGGTGGTGTCATGAGCCGCCGCAAGCCTTCCCCGCAAGCCGTCGCGGACACATGCCTAGCGTCGGCGTGGCGTGACGAGATTGACGACGAGTCGAGACTGCTGCTTGAGCAGGCCCACGACACGATCGTCTCGCTTATGGCTCGCCTGGTGGCCACGAGCAAGGTGCTCGATGTGGTTGAGGCCGAGATGGCGTCGATGCGGTTTCCGCTGCTCGGCGATGAAGACCCGGGGATGGCGCTATGACGCTCGAACAATTCGCCCTGATTTCATTGGGCCACATAAGTCTCGCCTGCACGTTCGTGCTTGGCGTTTTGGTCGGTTGTTCTCTTTCGAAGAAAAGGACTTCACATGGCTACGGCAACGAAGGAACGTCGCAAGACTGGTGGCATCACATTGAGCGCCGCCGAGCTGAAGAGTGCTCTCGCCGCTGTCAGCCCGGCTGTGCCAACAAGGGCACCAAAGCCGGTGCTGACGAACGTGCGTCTGGGTGACGGGCTCGTCACCGGCACTGATCTCGAGGTGCGGATCGACGCCGCCATCGACTACCATGGCGATGCCATGCTGCTGCCGCACGGGCGGCTCATGGCGATCCTGAACGCCGCCGGTGGCGAGGAGGTGACCCTGGAGCCGAAGGGCACGTCGTGCGTCGTGCGGTGCGGACACGGAACGTGGACGCTGCCCGTCGAGGACGCGGCCGAGTACCCGATCTGGGAGCCGAAGGACGCGAAGCCCGTGACGCGGCTCCCGGCTGACCAGTTCGCTCGGGCGGTGCGTGGCGTGGTGTTCGCCGCCGACCAAGAGTCGAGCCGCTACGCCCTCGGGGCGGTGCTCGTGGACGTGAAGGACGGCGTGGTCAACTTCGTGGCCACCGACGGCCGCCGGCTGTGCTCGTCGGAGATGGAGCACGACCTGGCCGTCGATGACACAACCACACTGGTGCCGAGCCGCGTGATGCAGATCCTGGCCCGCGTCGCGGTGGCGGCCGGCGAGGACTCGGTGCAGCTAGAGGCCACGGCGAACGAGCTGCTGGCCACCATCGGCGGCACGACCGTCACGGCCCGGCTGACTGAGGGCCGCTTCCCCAGGTGGCGTGACGTGATCCCGGCAGACGGTGGCGAGCCGACCACGGTGCTGGCCACGGAACTGTTGTCGGCGACCAGGGCGGCAGCCATCGTGACGAGCGAGCAGTCGAAGGGCGTGCAGTACACCTTCACGGCTGAAGGCATCCACCTGCACGGGCAGTCTGCCGAGTCCGGCGAGTCGAGCGTGACGTGCGAGATCGTGGAGGCCGGCAAGGCGTGCACGGTGAAGCTCGATCCGGTGTTCGTCCGCAAGTGGCTCTCGGGCCTGCCGGCTGACGGCGAGCCAACGGTCAGCGTCCAGGCCACGGACGCTCAGTCGGCCGTCGTGCTTCGCACGGACACGTTCACCGGCGTCATCATGCCCCTGGCCACGGAGTGAGCGTAATGCGTCAAAACGTTGACGTTGCCAGTCTGTTCAGGCTCTGGAACGACGAGAGCATGACACGGGCTGAAATCGCACGAGAGCTCGGCGTGACGGCTGGTCAGCTGACAAGGTTGGCCAGCCGTCACGGGCTCGGCGTTCGAGGACGCAAGCACCGGGCGTTTTCAATGACTGACCCGTCGCCAGACGAGATCGAGCGGCTGAAGGCCGTGCTGAAGGAACGGCACATCCAGGAGCGGATACGTGAGGACGTGACGAACACGAACAGCAAGGTGAGCAAGTGGCGGAACGGCATCTGCAGCCCGAGAGGTGTGGCGTGACAGACCGCGACCACTTCGCCGCTGCGGCCCTGACGGGGCTGTTGTCCGACAAGGCCAATCAGTATCCCACTGCATTGCAGTGGGAGCAACTGCTGAAGCACGCCTACCGCTGTGCCGACGCCATGCTCCGCGCGCGGGAGCGAACCGATCATGACGCCGCGCCGGCGGCGACAGCCCCGACAGACGCCAGCCCTCTCCGCTCGGCGCAGAGCGTGACGGCTGGTATGGGCACCGGCAATCAGACTGCTCCACCATGCGTGGAGGCAGATGGCCTCTCGTCTGCGATAGCGCAGCCACCGGCCTCCAGCGATGGAAGCGGCGAGGGGCGGCCCCTAGACGACACGCGGCCCGACACAAAGGGAGAAGCGACGGGTGGGCGGGGGCGCAATACAAGTGTTACCAACGGAGACACATCAGCAAAGCCTGTTGCCGAATCTCAAGATCAGCGACAGGAGCCGGTGGCGTGGGCCGTGTTCTGCGGCGACTCTCGCTTCTGCTATGACCACTACGACGACGAGTGCGAGGCGCAGGCCATCGCGGATATGCTGGCGGGCGATGATCGCGGCGACGGTTTGTGGCATATCGTCCCGCTCTACCGCGAGCCGCAGACCTGCCCCTACGTCGTTGGCCGCACCACGCTGCACTGTTCGCTGACGCCGCTCACGCTCACCGACGCGGAGCGGGAGGCGATCAGGTTCGCCGCCGTGTTCTACTCGCAGGGAGGGCGAGCGGCTGACGCCGCCACGCTCCGCAACCTACTGGAGAGGACAAAATGACCAGCGTCTGGCTCGTCACGAACGGCGGCAGCGGGGAGGATGGCGACGAATGGCTGCTGGACTCCATCTACGCAACGAAGGAAGGCGCAAAGGCTGGGCGCACCAAGTGGTTCAATGTGGTCGAGGAGTCTGTGCTGCGTGGCAGCATCCTCACCGACGAGGAGCGAGAGGCGATTGAGAGGGCCATCGGGCGAGAGTTGGACGCCGAGTGGTATGGCGGGCCTGAACCAGACAGGGTGGTGGCGCTTCGCGGGCTACTTGAACGGCTAGGCTGAGAACGCCAGCGATCTGCGGCCCGCGACCGCTGACTTACCATACCGGCAGGCGGCATCGCGGGTCCGCTGCATCGCGTGGTTCCAAAAAGCAAAGGAGACAGACATGAGTGATTTGATACCGCCGATGATGCCTGACGATCTGGACGCACTCATTCAGGCGATGGAGCGGGTGCAGCAACTAGAGGCAGAGGTGGCAAAGTTGCGACTTACCGACGAGGAGCGGGATGCGGTGATAGCGGCGCGAAAGCACCTCTTGTGGCTCGCGCCGCCAGACTCCAATGCGCAGGACACCGTTGATGCTCTTGGTTCGCTGCTGGAGCGCTTGGCTCTCAACGTAAAGGAGTTGACATGACGCCGTTTGGATTTGTCCTGTCGGTTGCCGCGCTAGTGGTGGGACTGCTGCTTGGATACTTCGCATCTTGGGCGACACCAAAGCCTGCGCCAGATGACTACGCCGACTGCCTGATTCACCCCGAGACAACGCCGCAGGTCAAGTGGGTGAAAATGACTCGGCCGACCAGGGACGCGATCATCGACATCTACGCGGCCAACATGGACGAGTGCAAGAAGTTCATGGAGGCGAACGACCGCGTTACGACTGGCGAGGCGGCGATACTGTGGCTGATGGAAAAGGCGAAATGATTCACAACACATGCCCATGCTGCGAAGTGTCACGCCCGCCGCACCGCGATGACTGCACGTTTGCGGTCGATTGCCCGGAGGCGTGCGCGGACTTTGACTACGTTGCTAACCTGCGGCTCACCGACGAGGAGCGGCACGCCATCGCGGTCGTCCGCAACTGCGCCATGACGCGAGCCGAGCGGTTTCTAACGCAGAGCGATGCGGAGAGGGAGGCGACACTGGTGCTGTGGAGATTGCGGGAACGGCTAGGCTGAGAACGCCAGCGATCAGCGGCATCGAACACAGGAGCAACCATGGGAGACGAGGTAGATGAGATGTCCGCTGCATCGCGTGGTTCTGTGATCGCACCCCGCGACATCCTTGACGAAGCCCGAGACTTCCTGAAGCCGCACGGGTCGGCAGACGAGGTTGCCCGCTACCCGGTCGCTTCCCTTGTGCTGCGGCTGGCGGATGAGTTGCGTCAGACGCGAGCCGCGTTCGGCGATCTGGACGAGCAGGAAAAACTGATCGCGCAACTGGAATCACAACTGGATGGCTGCTGCAAGAAACTGTGGGTGGAGTGGGTGCCGGTTGCCGAGCAACTGCCGACACGCGATCAGGTTGTTCTCGTCGCGTGGGAAGGTTGGGAGTTGGTGACGTTGGGGCACTTCATCGACGGCGATTGGTTCGACCCGGTGGTAGCCATTTCCGAGTACGGGCCGCCGACGCACTGGATGCCGCTGCCGATTGGGCCGCGACCGCCAGTTCCGGCCCCGCCGAGCGACAGTAAGTAGCCACAGAACGACAAGGATAAGGAGCATCGCATGACTGACGAAACAACACCACAGGACGGCAAGGCGATGTCTCCTGCATCCGCTGGTTCGCTGTTCCTGATTACAGTGCCACTTGGAGACGGACTGGTTGGTATCAAGTGCATTGAGGACGAGGACAAAACGCCCGGCATCCTGATGCGAGCGCTGACCAAGCCATGCGACATCGGGGCCATGTCGCCAAAAGGCAACAGCGAGAACTTTGGCGTTTTCGTCCGATGCCCGAAACTGGAGTCGGCTCAAGTGCTGCTCAAGGCGGTGCAAGAACTGTGCGACACACTGAAGGCGAAAGAGTAAGCGAACGCCAGCGATCAGCGGCCCGTCCGCTGCATCGCGTGACTGCACACAAACTGTCGAAAAGTGACACAAACCACCCACCCAGACGTTCGCCCCTGGTTCCATGAGGACGCGGAGCCCGGCCCGTACACCGAAGACCCGGAGGACGGTTACCCGTACGACGAATGAGCGGCTGCATGATTGAGCGAGGGAGCGCTGGGGTGCCGTGCGTTGGAGGGCCGCTGGACGGAGCGCTCCGGCCTTTCTCGTCGCATGACAGGCTGTGCGTCTCCATGATCGGCCCGCTTGGCGTTCGGCACCAGTGGTACGAACTGAGGACATGGCGGAAGAAGTCTGGCGAGTACAAGGACAGGTGGGTGTATCTGGGCTGGGGCGGCACGCACGGCCCGAAGGGGGAACCATGAGCGGATGGCTGATAGCCCTGACTGGCTTGATCTACGCCTACGTCTCCGCCGAGCAGTTCTGGCGTGGCAATCCCGGCATGGGGGTCGCCTACTTGGGGTACGCATTCTCCAATGTGGGCCTGTACCTGCTGGCGAAGTAGACGGCCATAAATCCCGTGAGGGATTTCTATGGCAACACCCGCTGCGCTCGCTGCCGCCCGTCTGGGGCGGGCCTCTAAGGTCGCGGAGTTGGCAAGCGAGGCGAGGGCGTTCACGCCTGCCGGGTATCTTCCTGCGCCACCAGTGCCGCGATTTATTTCCAGGGCAGAGGAGGCTGCTGCAAGACTTCCGGCCTCCATCAAGGCAGAGTCCGTGCGAAATGCGCTCATCAAGGGAGGGGCAAAGCCTGCCGAACTTGACTACGCGGGCCTCGACGGGTTCGTTGCTGACCGCGCCGGGACGAAGGTGTCAGCCGCCGATGTCCTGTCGCACTTGCGCAGCGAGGGTCCGCTGGAAAGGATTGTGCGAGTCGATCAGCGACGGGGAACAAAAGCGGAGATCGCCGCGCGGAAAATGTCGGGGGAACCTCCTGAGACATCTTCGATGCGAGAGCCGTTCAACGAGCAGCAGGCATATCCTCGCACGATGTATCACAAACACACAGAGCAGGGGGTCGGCGGCGATTATTCCGGATACCGCGAGGTGCTGTTTGGCGACAACCGCAATGACGCCGGTCGTCCCGGAAGAGTGCTGGACGGGCTTGTTGTTCCACACAGGATGATGCGTGCTGGCCCAATAGACGCTCACAACTCCACGTACTGGATGCGGTATCACAGCAACCCAGACGCTATTGCAGTCCAAAACGTACAGAGCGATGCCGGTCAGAATTGGTCGCGCCGCGAAGCCGACCTTCGTCGTGTCGCAAAAAGGCTGGGCGTTCAGCCATATAGCGACGAAATGCCTGCGGCCATAGAGGCGGAGGCACGGCGACTTTTGTCCGACCTCGCTCGCGCACCAGACGACGAGTACGACGCGCTGTACGACCAGTTGGAAGAAACCCAGATGGCGCAACAGCATCTCAGCAGGCTGGAGGCAGGAGACAGAGCGCAGGGAGACAAGGTTCGCCGTCTGCAAGAAGATTGGCACCGCGTTTATCTCGACAACGAGTCCATGCGCTGGGCAGGTCTGGCGGACATGCGCGACAGCGCGGCAGAAGAGGCCGCAGGCGAGGCGCACGACGCAGCGGCCCGAATCGCGGCGTTGTCAGGCAATGTTCACGCGCCAGAAAGCCCGCTGGTGCAAGAGGATCGCTGGAAGGATTTTCTGGCTCGGCAGATCGTCCTACAAGCGGCCGCAGAAGGGAAGCCAATCACACTGCCGACTGGGGCTAACGCCAATCTTGTTGAGGGAATGCCCATTCAAGCGGCGACCGTGTTCTACGAAAAAGACTTCCCTAGCCGCATCGAGAAAGTCCTCAAGGAGTTTGACCCACAAGGTGGTGGGGCGTCGTCGCGGTATGTCGGCCAAGCCGGAGACATGCGACTTTATGGACCCGCGCCGCGAGACGGAGGCTCCGCGAGCGAGGCAAGCGCGCTGAACGTTCCGGCTCTTGGCAGCGTGGCGCGGGTTGTGCCGTACACGAACGAATTGGACGGGCTCGTGAGGCAGATTGTGGCTGACGCTGGGCCAGACGACGCAAGGCTTCTCTCGCTTGTCCGATTTGAGGGCAAGTCAGGAGACGGCAGGCGGCTCGCGATTGACAAGATGCTGGACACGTTATCCCGCAGCCCTGAGATTGTGGCCCCAGACCAGCAGCCGCACATTTCGCGGCTGTATGGAGTGCTTGAGCGAGCGCGATCGCATCCTGTGCCCGTAGTGGGAGGAGAGCGTCCGGGAACCCACATCACCATGACACCAGTGGCGCGCCGAAACATCCTGGAGCGCGGAATGCCAATCATGTCGGTGATCCCTGCGGCAGCAATCGGCGCATCGCAGGGCGGCGTCCTCGACGGCTTGAAGGAGACACGGTGATATGGCTGGACTGAACGAGGCGGGCATCGACGAGATCTTCGCCTCACGCCCCAAGCCCAACCCTGCCGCCCAGCCGGGTGCGTTGGGAATGGAGCGAGCCGATGCCATTCGCGGGGAGATTTACCGGCGGCACCGCATCGCCCCCGACACGCCGCTTGCGGACGCGATGAAGCAGATCGAGCAACGGTCGCAGATGCGGTCGGCTCTCGGCGTGGACGGCGGACAGCCATCGGCATGGGCGAACCCGGAGGAGCGGGCGAGGGCCAGGGAGGAGTACGCCCGGCAGGGCAGGACTCCGGCGGAGGTGAACAAGCGGTGGGAGGAGTCCACGCACCTGCTCGACCCCCGCACCTACCAGTACATGCAGAACTTCGGCCGCGACCTGGACTTCTTGCAGGCTGAATCGCTCAAGAACGAGAGGGCGGCTCGCCTCCAGGATGCGCAAATCCCGGAGGCTGACCCGACTGGCATGGACATCTGGTCGGCAGCACGCGGAGTGCAGGCTGGAATGCTGGACGAAGGTGCAAAGCGAGCGATTCAGTATTACGACCAGGGCGGCGGACAGCGTTTGTCTGGTGCTGGTGGAGCAAACCCAGTGCGTGCGCCAAACGGCTACGCACGGTTTGACACTACGCCCAACGCGATCATGGACAACATGACCAATCCGGACGTGCCGCTTGGGAACTACCTGACATTCTCGGAGACGGCACCCAACTTTCTTCGCCTGCAAGGAAGCGGGGAGACGGGAACGGCTGGCGAGTCGTGGGATAGGGCCAACGCCCAGCGACTTGCGGAGAATCGGTATCGCTTGTCCTCGCCGCACGCGATTCTCGACCTCCCATTTGGATCCACCAACCAAGAAATCTCCCAGCGGATTGCTGCCTTGCAGAACGAAGTCAGGGCGTCAAGCATCCCGATGGCGGACGAGCGGTGGCAGAGGACGTTGGGCTGGACTCCTCCAGGCGTTCTTAGTGATGCAGGCGACTTTGCCATCAGCATGGTCGATCCGACTGTCGTAATGCCTGCGGCCAGGGGCGCTGGTGCGCTCACGAACGCCGCGCGGGCGGCGATGAAGGGCGCCAGAATTGCTGGATCGGGGTGGATCGCACCTGCCGTCCGCTCTGCGGCCGGGTCAGCAGCCAAAGATTTTGCCGTTGATATGGGCGTCGAGCAGGGCGTTGGGGCTGGTGTGCAAACCTCTATGGGCGGCGTGTTTGGCAGGTCGGACGGCCAGTATTGGCGTGGCGGCGGGAAGCCGGGCGTGGACTTTGACTACAAGACCGACGAGCAGGTGGCGGAGGCTCGCCGTGCGGGCGACCAACTCCATGCCCGACTGAAGGACGACGACGGAGTATCGAGAGCGGACAGCGAGGCATACAACCGGCTTGTCGCTACGGGCCTCCTCCCACAGCCCGGCAGTGACCTCCACCCGCGTCCGCAGTGGAGGATGAACTCGTCCAACAAGCAGTAGGGCTCCCATGTCCGACGAAGCATCCGTCATCGACGAATCCGTAGACTCCACGCCAGACACCTCGACTGAAAGCACCTCCAGTGCCCCCTCGACGCCGGAAACTGCACCTGCGGCGGCTGCTGCACCGGCTCCACAACAGTCGGTCTGGGACGCCTTCAAGAATCTCGATGAGTTCCAGGGGCAGGACGACTTGGCGATTGCTCGCCGCCTCTATGCCTCTATGGAGCGGGAGAAAGCCGCAACTCAAGCCCTCCAGCAGTACCAGCAGTACATCCCATACGCCCAGCAGTACCTCCAGAACCGAGAACCCTTTGAGCGATGGCTCTCCTCCCAGCGAGAGCAGCCCGCCGCCCAGCAGCCTGTCCAGAAGACCACTGCCGCAGAGGCGGTGAAGAAGTGGTGGAGCCCGCCGGAAGTCCGCGAGTCGTACAAGCAGTACCTCGTGAAAGACGAGAACGGACGGGAGGTGATCTCTGCCGACGCCCCGCTCGACGCCAAGCACGCCCTGTACGAGTACCAGAAGTACAAGGCCGACTTCGCCCAGAAGTTCCTCACCAATCCGGAGGAAGCGCTGGGGCCGATGATCCAAGAGATCGCCCAGCGTCAGGCCCAGCAGATCGTGGAGAGCCAGTTCCAGGAGGTGCAGCAGCACCAGTACGTCTCCGGACTGGAGAAGGAGAACTCGGACTGGCTGTACGAGGCGGACGGCAAGACGCCAACCGCTGAAGGTCTGGCGGCGCAGACGTACATCGAAGAAGCCTCTCGCATGGGCATCCAGAGCGCAGAGGCGAGGTGGGAATACGCCACGAAAATGATCGAGCGTGATTTGCTTGATCGACTGCGTGGCATGCAGTCGCAGAGCGCCCAGCGAAGTGCGTTTGAGTCTGCTTTACCGCAGCAAATGGCACCTGCGATGCCTGCTGCTGCTGCGCCTGCGCCGACTGCCGATGCCGCAACTCAGGCACAGAAGGACATAGAGTTTCTTAGAAGGGAAGCGTCTCGCAATCCGAGTAGGGCTGCGGGGTCAAGCGACCCGAGAACACCGCAAGCACCTCTGACCTTTGAACAGCGTCTCGCTCGCCAACTGGCACGAGACGGCATCAACTGAAAGGGTAACGCGACATGGCGTCAAGCGTTGACTGGGCTCGTTCGATTGGCACGACTCTGACCCTTCATCTGAAGGAAGAGGAGCAGACGACCTTCCGCAAGTTCAAGGTCTTCGCGGCCCTCCAGGCGAACGGCAACGTCGCCATGAATCAGGGTGGTCGCGGTTTCGACTGGCAGGTTCGCTATCGCAACATCCCCGTGTCCACGTACACGGGCGAGTCGCCGCGAGTCTTCGCACGCCACGCGCTCTGGCAGCGAGCCAACCTCCCGTATCGGGGCTATTCGGTCACCGATCAGATCAGCAAGCGGGAGATGCTGGAGAATCGCGGTCAGGCCCAACTCATCGACGTGGCCGGGAAGATGACGAACCGGCTCACGGAGTCGATGCAGGAGCATCTCGCGAAGGAGGTGTTCATCGACGGGTACGCCAGCGGCAACGAGAATCGGTGGCATGGGCTTGAGTCCATGTTCTCCGTGAACGGGACGATCAACGTCGCCACTGGTGCCCAGCGGACGGCGAACGCCGCTGACCCCTTCGGCTTCCCGAACGACGAGTACGCCGGTCTGAAGACTGGTCTGGGTCAGTACGCTGGCTCGCAGTTGGCGACCGGCTCGTGGCCCCGAGTTCCGGCCGATCCGGAGTACGACTTCTGGTCGCCCATCGTGTGTAACTACACGAGCACGGCCTTCGGTGGTGCGACGGCGACCTGGAAGGATCAGTGCATCGAGGCGATCCGAGAGTCGGTCAACCACGCGAAGCGGAACGACACTCGCGAGAACCAGATCGACATGATCCTCCTGGATCGGTCGATGTACATCCAGTTCCTCAACCGACTGGACAGCCGCGAGCGGGCCATTGTGTCGAAGACCAACGGCCTGAAGTCTTACGGCTTCGGGGATGTGGTCGAAATCGACGGCATCGAAACCGCGAGCGACTACGCCGTGCCGCCGGGTGTGGGCTATGCCCTCTCTATCGGCAACATGGAGATGAAGGTGATGACCGGCAACCTGCTGGAAGCGGAGGGACCGTTCTACAACGAGGAACTTTCCGCGTACCGCTACGCAGTCAGTGTCTTGGCAAACATCAAGATGAAAAGTCCGCGCAACTTTGTGAAGTTCGCGGCCCTCGCCTGATCCTCAACAGCCACCAGAAGGAGAGTCCTCGCAGATGAGTACGCTGACTGCTGATCCCGGATTTGCTCGCGGCCAGACGCTTGGCGTCACCGTGACGCTGTACGAGGCCGAGAACGGCGACGGTTCGACGGTTGTGGGCGTCCGCAAGGTGTTCCGCGATGAAGACCCGAAGACCGGCGCTCTCAAGAGCAACCGGGAGGTCGAGTGCATCGCCGTGAAGAACACGAGCGGCTCGGCCCTCCTGCCGGGTTCGGTCGCCAAGTTCAAGGACGCTGCCATCCTGTCCGAAGTGGACGGTCTGGCGACGACCTCGACGGCCCTCATGGGCATCGTGGACGAGTACCTCCCCGCTGCTGGCGTTGCCAACAACGAGGTGTTCTGGCTCGTGGTTCGTGGCCCCTCGACGGTGACGAAGACCTCGACCAGCGTTTCGGCTGGCGCCTCCTACGGCCTGTCGGCTACGGCTGGCTCGGCGGCGGCTCAGTCCACGAACCCGCTGCTCGGCTACGCCATCGAGACGAGTGCCACGACCTCCGGTCGGATCCTGGTTCGCACGAACGCTGGCTTCTGATTCGGTTCATCTCACGTCGCGACGTTGCGGGGCCGCAGGAGGGGAGGGACACCCACCTGCGGCCCCTGCTCTTTGTATAGGGAGTATCGACAGTGCCGCTTCCCAATGAACCTAGTCCGATGAGCCAGTTCGATCAGCCTGACCGGCAGGCGATCATGGCCCAGTTGCACACGGCGGGGCTGCTGGACTTCCCGGAGTTGGAGGACTTCAAGGCCAAGCGGGAGGTGGGTGCCGGTCGCGTTCCGGCCCCGAAGGACGGCATGGCCCCGATGATCTCGTCGGTTCCGCAGGCTGACAGGTGAAGCATGGGAAAGACAGAGGACAGCATCCGCAGCCTGATCCCCAATCGCCCAGTGCGTGACTCGCAGGGCGGCAAGAAGTTCGTCGTGCGGGCGAAGGTGGGCGACGAGGAGCGGATCGTTCGCTTTGGCGACTCCTCGATGGGCCACTATCGGGAAGGCGGCAGCGATGGGGACGGTCACGGCGACGAGGGTCGTCGGGCCAACTTCAAGTCCCGCCACAACTGCGACGAGAAGAACGACAAACTCACGCCCGGCTGGTGGTCGTGTAACTGGAGTTGGTGACGCATGTCCGACAAGACCTGCACCGACTGCGGCCAGTCCTTTCCACTTTCCAGAAACCACTTCCGCGTCAAGAAGGACGGGTCGTGGGATCCTCGCTGCGTCATGTGCCGCGCGAAGGTGAATCGCGGCAAGAAGTTGAAGCAGAAGAAGCGTGACATGGCGGCAATCGAGCATGGTGCCCTCGACGCTTTCGCGAAGGCTGCTGGCAGGGGAGGGGAGAACATCCCGCACTCCAGCGAACTGCTGGAGCGGCTGATGGAGTATTTCGGCGGGTCCAACGGGTTCGCCGCCATGATGGTCAAGCAGTATTTCGACGCCCCTCCCGGCGGCTCGCACCGCACCAAGTTGCTGGAGGGCATCGTCCGCCTTGTCACGAAGAACACCGAACTGGGCGGGGCGAAGAAGCCGCTGACTCAGTGGTCTGACGAGGAGTTGGAGTCCGAGTTGGATCAGCGTCTCAGCCGCATTGCCATGAGTATTGGTGGAGGGTTCCTCAATGTCGAAGTCACGCCGCAAACCCCCTCAGATTTCGCCGCTGCCGTCCGTCAAGCGATTGGGGTCGTTCCAGCAGAGCGAACTCAAGGAGATGCAGGCGGAGTTGGCGAGCCGCCGGATCGAGGCATTGCGGCTCTACCAGCCGACGCCCAAGCAGGAGGAAGTCCACCAGTCCCGGTCGAGTGAGATGCTGGTGCTAGGCGGTAACCGCTCCGGCAAGTCGCTCTGCACCTTCGTGGAGGACGCCCGTGCTGTCTGCGGGAAAGACCCGCACGGGAAGTATCCCGAGAAGGACGGCATCCTCGCCATCGTCGGCAAGGACTGGAAGCACATCGGCCTTGTGGTCTACCCCATGCTGTTCATGGCTGGGGCGTTCAAGATCATCAAGGACGAGAAGACGGGCGAGTGGCGTGCCTACAACCCGGCGACCGACTCTGCCCGTGAGCGTGAGGCCAAGCCCGCCCCGCCACTGATCCCGCCTCGCATGGTGGCGAAGAAGTCGTGGATTCTGAAGTCCGCTCGCTACATCCAGTCCTGCACGCTGACCAACGGCTGGCAAATCTACTTCTTCTCGTCGGAAGGAGAGCCCCCACAGGGCTGGCAGGCAAACAGGGTCCACATCGACGAAGACGTAAACAACGGCGATGCGTGGGTTCCGGAAATGCAGGCCCGCCTCTCTGACCGTCGCGGTGTATTTGCGTGGTCGGCTATGCCGCACAGCAAGAACGACTCGCTCCAGTCGCTTGCGGAGCGGGCCGACAAGTTGGCGGAGGAGGGCGTCGAGAATCCGACCATCGTCAAGTTCCAACTCAGATTCCTGGACAACCCGCACATCCCGGACGACGAGAAGCGGAAGCGTATCGAAGGCTGGGCGGCGCTGGGCGACGACGTGCTGCGGATGCGCAGTGAGGGCGAGTTCATCAGCGACTCGATCCTCTGCTACCCGACGTTCGCCATGCACGTTCACGGCTACGACCGGACGGAACTGGAGAACCTGACCGTCCCAAACGATTGGTGCCGGTACGCCGCCATCGACCCTGGTCACGCCGTCACGTCGGTGCTATTCGCCGCCGTGCCGCCCGACGAGTCGATGATGCTGATCTACGACCAACTCTACATCCGCAACTGCAACGCCATCGTCTTTGGCGAGAAGATGCGGGAGAAGTGTCAGGGCCAGAACTTCTACGCCTTCATCATCGACATGCACGGCGGTCGGCTCCGCGAGATCGGCTCCGGTCGCCTGCCGGTGGAACTGTACACCGAGCAACTCAAGGCGCAGGGGGTGGCCAGCGAGACGACGGGGCACAGTTTTCTGGCGGGGTGCGACGACGTGCAGGCCCGTATGTCGGCCGTCCGGAACTACCTCCACATCCGCCCTGACGGCAGGCCCATGCTGCGGGTGCTGCGGAACGCCGTCCCCGACCTGGAGCGGGAACTCAAGCGGTACAAGCACAAGACCCAGTTGGTTGGCGGCACCTACGTCGTGACGGACCAGCCGAACACACGGGGGGAAGTCCACGCCTGCCAGTGCTTGGAGTACCTCTGTGCCTATCGACCTCGCTGGCACAAGCCTAAAGTCGATGTCGGTCCCGATCCCTGGTACGTCGATTGGGTGCGGAAACGCAAGAAGCGTCTCGCAGCCGAGTCCGACGAGTTCATCTTCTTAGGCCCACAGTCAGGAGCGAAGTATGGAAGCCGAATCCTTTAGCCCGCCGCAGGTCCGCGTTGGGGACAGCGTGTACTGGTATCACGACCCGCTGAACTGCAACGAGCCGACGCTCGGCTGGATCGTGGAGCGGCCCGGCGTCATGACGGTCAGCGTCCTCACCTTCTCCCCGAACACGGGCTTCCTGGAGCGTCCGTCCGTGCGGCACAAGGACGATCCCGGCTTGCAGGAGCACTCCGAGTGGCGGCAGTGGGGCTGCTGGGACTTCACGCCGCAGTCTGCACAGATGCGAAAGATGGATGGCCTCGTGGCTCAGATCGCCAGCCTGACGGAACAGGTTGCCCTTGCAAGGAAGCAAAACGGTGGAACCAAGAACGGGTGAGGACGCCCTTCGCTCTCTAGCGACCGGGTGGCTCAAGAAGATCGAACTGTCTCTCAAGCACAAGCGTCCTTTCACGGAGGACGGCCGGGAGGCCATGTCGTTCTTTGACGGGCCGCACAACTGGTTCTGGAAGGACACCTACGCCCGCCACGAGTACGGCTACAACCGCACCATCGCCCCGCCTGCGTTCCGCATGCAGGTCAATCGCGTGTTTGAGGCGGTGAAGTTGTTTGGCAGCGTCATCTACCACCGCAATCCGGTGCGGACGGTGACGCCTGCCAAGTACCCGTTCGTCTCGCCGGAGGTGGTGGGCGTCGTGGACGAGCAGTCCATGATGGCGTACCAGCAGGCGGCACAGGACACGATCCAGCGGACGGAGATTCGCAAGATCGCCGCCCTGCTCATGGAGCGGTATCTGAACTACACGCCCAACGAACTCGACCTCAAGACGCACAGCCGTCGCGTCGTGGACGAGGCGATCATCAAGGGCATGGGCGTGTGGTGGACGGAGATGGTCACGCTGCCCGGCTCGGACATCGGGGTCATTGGGTCGTTCGCTGACAGCGTGGACAACTTCACGATGGATCCGGACGCCACCGAGATCGAGGACATTACGTGGTGTGCCCGGCGTTGCACGCACCCGATTGACGTAGTGGCACGCCAGTACGGCCTGGATCGCGATCAACTCAAGGGCCACCTGGACGGTGCCAAGCCGATTGACGGCGAAGGCGACAACCAAATCTTCACGGAGGAAGACCAGACCTACAAGGGACGCAAGGCTGGCAAGTCCAACGAACTGGTCACCTACTGGAAGATTTGGAGCAAGACGGGACTTGGCGACCGCCTCAAGGACACGCCGAAGGAACTGGTAGGCACCTTCGACGCCGTTGGCGACAACTGCTACATCGTCGTCTGCGAGGGCATCCCGTACCCGCTCAACATGCCGCCTTCGGCACTGGAGGAGCAGGTCGATGAGGCGACCGGCATGCCTCCGGGACTGTTCCGTGCCGTGCAGTGGCCGATCCCGTTCTGGGCGGAGGCCAATGGCTGGCCGTTCGTGGCCCTCGACTTCCACCGCAAGCCGGGCTACGTGTGGCCGATCAGCCACATCAAGCCGGGCATCGGTGAACTGCGGTTCCTGAACTTCGCGATGTCGTTCATCGCCCAGCGTGTCGCCACCAGTTGCGAGACGCTGCTGGGCGTGAGCAAGGCGGCGGACCAGGACATCAAGGATCAAATCCTGTCGCAGTCGGAAAAGGGATTCAAGGTCGTGGAGATCAGCGAGACGCTCGGCCGAAGCGTCAACGACCTCATCTCGGTGTTCCAGTTGCCGGAGGTGTCGCCGGAGTTGTGGCGCATCGTGGACGCCGTTGCCCAGCAGTTCGACAAGCGAGTGGGCCTGACCGAACTCGCGTACGCTATGACCTCCAGCCAAATACGGAGTGCCACAGAGGCCAACGTGAAGGCGGAGCAACTGTCCGTGCGTCCGGACGACATGGCGAATCGGCTGGAAGACGCCATGAGCCTGCTAGCCCGTCGCGAGGCATTGGCGGCACGCTGGCTGCTGCGTCCGCAGGATGTGGATTCGATTGTCGGCCCGCTGGGCGCGGCTGCATGGGCACAGCACATCGCCAGCATGGACCCGGCGACGGTGGCCCGTGAGTTTGAGTACCGGGTTGAGGCTGGGTCGGCCCGCAAGCCGAACAAGGCCACCCGCGTCGAGCAGATGCAGGCGGCTCTCCAGACGCTTGGCCCGATCCTGCAAGGGCTGGTGCCGATGGGGATGGTTGACCCGCTGAACGCCCTCATTTCGGACTGGGCGGACAGCCTGGACATCGACGCCAAGCCGTACCTGCTGCCGCCGCCACCACCGCCGCCGCCGCCGCCAGGACCGCCTGGAATGCCACCGGGACCGCCTGCTGGGCCGGAGGGTGCCGCACCCGATCAGCCGCCGCCGATGCCAGAGGGTCCGCCCCCGCAGGTGCCGCCCGAGATGCAGCCGTAGCAGGACAAGAACTTATAGACGCCATGAAGACCGACATCACACTGCCGCCCGAAATTGCCTCCGCTGGCTGGGAGGTGCAATCGCACTACCTCCGTCTCATCGAGGACGGGCAGACGGAGCGGTTTGCTGCCATGTGTGCCCTGCGTCAGCCTCCCGGTACAAGAGGCAGCGACCGGGCGTTCATGCAGGGTCGCTATGGTGGCGAGTGGCTCAACAACATTCCCCGCAAGCAGGCGGACTGGCTGATTGGGCAAGCCCGCGACGCCGGGATCAACACCACCGGCAAGTTCTACATGGGCGGCATCGCTGACAAGCGGGGCCACCTCGACCCGGAGGCGTGGGTGGACTCGACCGGCGACATTCTGCGGGTCGCCAAGAAGCGTGACCTGGAAGTTCACGGCATCGTGGACTACGTGCCGCCGGAGAAGGGTCCGCCGAAGGAAGTGGACATCAACCCCCGCATCCTTCGTGAGCATGTCCGCGAGGAGATGAAGAACAACCCGAAACTCAAGCGTGGCGAGGCCATCGAGAAGGTGAAGGACCGCATCGTGCCTCACTGGAAAAGGAAGAAGAAGTAATGCCGAACAAGATCGAGCGACTCAACTCCGTGACGGGCACGTTCGTCGCCACGAACAGTGCCAGCACCAGCCCCAAGATTCCGTTCGCTGCGGCGGGTGGTGGCGTGCTCATCGTGGACGCCGTGTCCAGTGCCACGACGATTACGTGGCACGTCGCATTCGGTCCGGAACTGACGCCCGTCCCGCTCAATGCGGACGGCTCGGGTGTGACCACGACCATTGCGACCAACAACGCCTACACGCTGCCGGATGCCCTGTTTGCGGCTCCGTTCATCGTGGCGGTGACGAACGCTGGCACGGCGACGTTCCGCGTGAGCGTGAAGGGCTGATTATCCGGTCACGCAGGGGGCGTCGATGTACTACTGCGGGCAGGACATTCTAGAATACCTGATGAACTCCGTTGGCGGCGGGGCTCAGGACAGCGAGCATCGCCTGCTGCGAGCCGCTGCACACCACGCCCACCGCGACGTGACGCACGCCCGCGACTGGAACTGGCACGTCACGACGGCCACCCTGACCACGCCCGACGCAGGCGGCGGTCCCGGATTCACCTACACGCTGCCCGCCAACGTGCGGAACGTGGACTCCATCATTCCGCCCGTGACGAGTCCGTCGTCGGTGAAGTACGTCACGCCGATGGAGTGGGAGCGGCTGAACGTCGTGCTGCCGGAACTCAACTCGCCCATCCTGTGGACTGTCGTCAAGCATCCGACGCTCTACGACCGCTGGGCCTTGAAGGTCGTGGGCGACCCGGACATCACGCAAACGCTGACCTACACCTACCGGCGGAAGCCCGCCCCCTTGCGGTACATGGGATACGAGGCGGCGAGCCGCAATGGGTCGCTGTCCACGACTGGGTTGGTGAAGCGATACGGCACGGCCACCGCCTTTCCGGAGGGGCCAGCGGGGATCAACCCGTTTACCGCCGAAGAGATCATCGGGGTCGCCGGAAGTCTGGTGGGCACGCCTCCAGCCAGTGCCAAGACCGTCGTGTCGGATTACCTCGATGTGAGCGACACCATGTTCACTGCCGTCCTGTCTGGCGCTGAGGTGTGGGTCGCCAAGATGCTGGGCAAGAACGTCGAGGGGTCGCTGACCGTCTACGCCCGCGACCTGCGGATGGCGTTTGAGGCGGATGTTGTGGCGCCCGTCAGCGGCACTCGTCCAGACGGCATCGTCGTGAGCGGCCCGCGTTCGCTCGGGTACTACTCGCCCTCTGGTGCAGACACGGGGGTGTAGTCATGGCGGACGCAATGTGGGCAGGGCTGGTCACCAACGCCAGCCCGTATGCCATCCCTGCTGGCGCTGCCGTCGAGCAGACCAATATCGTCACGTCCACGCCGGGCCAACTCACCAGTCGCGGCGGCATGCGGCCAGTGTCGTTCACGGGCGCGGCCCCAGAGATCCGGGACTGCTACCCGTACGTGTTTGCGAACATCGCCAAACTGATTGTCCTCGACGCTGCCGGTCAAGTGCAGGCGTTGACCTCGCCCGCGTACGGCACCGCCCTGTCGAGTCCCATTGACCCCGTGCTGTCGCCGTCCTCTGGGGAGGTGCAGAGCAGTTACACGGGCACGTTCTATGACCACGCAGGGGAGCCGCCCTCGTGACCGTCATCGCTTCTGGCTTCAATTCGGCATACCCGATCTCGTGCGCGCAGGGCCGCTACGGCGAGATGATTATCGCACAGGGCTTCGGCGTCCAGCCCAAGCGATGGTCTGGTGCGGGCACGGCTACGAACGCTGGCATCGTGGCTCCCGCCAACGCGCCGACGATCACACTGAACACCACGAAGCGGTACTACGTCGCCCGAGCCGACGTTCACAAGCCCGGTGCCGTGTACAACGCCGCCCCGTCCGTGACGTTCACCGCCCCAACGTCACCTCCGACTGGCTATCGTGCAGCAAAGGCTCAGTCCTATCTGAACCAGTCGGTCGTGAGCGAACTGGTGGTGACGGACGGCGGCAAGCACTACCCGGCTCCGCCGCCCATTGTCCTCAGTGCCACGCACGGGACGGGGGCAGTGCTGACGCCGGTCATGGACGGCACGCCCCCTGCCGCCGATTCGATCACGCACTACGAGATTCTTCAGGGACCGCCGTTCGACGACGAGACGGACTACCTGCCCAACCAGCGTACGGTCTACGACACATGGGGCGCCGTAGACATCCCGCTCAACAACGGCTCCGGCACCGTCCCGCGCACGGTATGGGTGTACCACAATGCCTGCGGTCTGGGGCCGAGCAACCTCGCCAGTTACTACCAGATCACCACTAGCCTGCCGTACACCGTCAGTGGCGCAACTGGCTCTGGTGCGATTGCTCGGGTCAACTTCTACGGCCAGCGCATCCTGTCCACTGAATGCACGAACAACGTGTCGTTCGTGTTCTACGCCGAGTCGTGTTTCGTGCGGTCGGTGACGGCCAAGTCGGTCGGGTCCGGGTACGACCCGAATGCGGCGGTCACGATCACCATTCCCGGCGGGGCGACCCTCGACACGACTACTGGCAACATGACCACGACGGTCCCGGCCAGCAAGTCGATCATCATCGAGGGATACCCGCCGGGCCACGCCAACAACACCTCGACGCCCCGCTTTGCCGTCAAGTCGATCACGATCACCAATGGCGGCAGCGGCTACGTCGTGGCCCCCGAGATCAAGATCACCTCGTCCTCCGGGTTCGGAGCGTACGCGACCTGCAAGGTCACCAACGGAGCCATTACGTCGGTGACGCTGGAGTCGGGCGGCGGTGGCTACAAACTCCCGCCAGCGGTCACGGCTGTCTCTGGCGGTGCGGAGGCGTTTGCCGTTGCCCGTCCGCACCTGCGTGGCAAGTACCAGTGCTACTACCGCTACGTGGACAACACGCCAGCCGCCAGCGGCGGGCCGATCCCCAGCAATCTGTCTCCTGTCTTGGAGGTGGACGCAGGCGAAGGCGCTCAGTCGATGGCCTGGACAGTGCCCACGCCAAACAACACGGACGGCCGCACGCTCACAGTAGAGTTGTGGCGGACGACGGGCGACCAAGCCCTCATGCTCTATCGGGTCGGCACCGAAGCCACGCTCACCGATGACCTGACGGATGAGGAGGTTCGGAACCCGGATCGCGTCGGGTACGCCGCCATGCCCATCGTGCTGCCGAACGGCGACCTCAATGCGATGCGGTTCACGCCGCCTCCGAACGACAAGGCGACCGTCGTGCGATACCAGGACCGCTTCTGGTACGGCGTGGACACCAGCGGGTCCGAGCCGAACTCGATCTACTTCTCGGAGGTTGACGAGCCTGAGAGCGTTCCGGACATCAACGAACTCGTGCTCCAGCAGAACGCTCGGGACAGTGACGCCATTACGGCCCTGATCCCATTCGGCGGCTCCATGCTCATCATGCAGTCGCGGCACGCCTACTCGCTTTCGTACAGCAAGCAACCGCTGCGGGACGCCGACGTGTCACCGATTGCCAACAGGGGATGCTCCGGCCAGCGGTGCTGGGACATTCATGCGGGCGTCTGCTATGTGCTGGATCAGTACGGCGTCTACTCGATCTCCCCGCAGGGAGAGTTCAAGGACTTGTCCGCTCCCATCGACGACATCTTCCGGACGCAGGTGGATTGGGCGCAGGGACGAAAGGCATGGAACTTCGTCCTGGTGGATGCGGTCCGCAAGGTCGTACGGGTGTTCGTGGCATTCAAGGCCGACGTATCGGCGGGGTATCCGACCCGTGCCCTGTGCTACTCCATCGACACTAATACGTGGTGGATGGAGCGGTATCCGCAGCGGATCTCGGCTGGCACGACAGTCCCGATGTCGAATGGCGAGTATCGCTGCGTGTACGGCGCATCGAGCGGTGCCTACATGCTCGACGAAGGTCGCCTCGACGCAGCGGTCGGGGCCATCTCCACCGTGACCATCACGAACAAGGGCGCTGGCTATCGCACGCCTCCGACCGTGACCGTCTCTGGTGGCGTGGGAGCAGAACTCCAGGCTGCGATCAACGCCGAAGGGCAGGTCAGCGGCATCTGGATTCTGCATCAGGGTCACGGGTACTCCAGCGGAACGGTGACTATCTCGGCCCCCGATGATCCGAACTGCGCCGCCCCCGTCCAGGCGACGGCCACGTTCACCGCCGTCACTGGCTCCATGTTCCCGGTGTACCGCTACAAGACTGGCAACCGGGCGTTCCCAACAGACATGACGGCAAAGGGTGGCGGCTCCGTGCAGCCGCGCGATGTCAGCCTGACCTACAAGCCGCAGTCCGCGAAGTGCGACATCGCTGCCCGCCTCTACTACAACAACTCGCCGCACGCTCGCCCCAACGTCGCCAACCGCAATCGCGGCGTCGGCTTCACGGCCAGCACCGTCGATGGGGCATGCCGCCTGGACATGGCGGCTCAGACGACGCGGACGGGGTACGACAGCGGCGTGGCGAAGGCGGCGTTTGCCAGCCGCAGCATGGACGACATCCAGTCCTCTGATCGCCATGTGGCCGTCGAACTGATCGGTGCCCGCAAGAACGCCGATCCCGTCATTGTCTACGCCCTCGACGTGTACGGCACAGGCTCCGGAGGGTAGCCGCATGGCCGGATTCAGCGAACAGCGGCAGCAGTTGCGGAAGGCGCTCGTGTCGGCCGGGCTGTCGCCTGACGCCGCCACGCAGATTGCCAGCATCTTGGGCAACAGCGCTCAGGAGATGCGGCACGCCGGTCCGGTGGAGATCGACAGCACGCCCGCCGACCTGCGGATGGTGACGCCCGAGAAGCGGCGTTTGCGATTCCCGAATCTCGACTTTCGCCCTGCCGACCCCGACCACCGGCAGCAGCGGACGGCCTCGTCCGAGCAGCGTCCAGAGAAAGAGCCCGAGCCGAACGTGGTTCCGATTGTGGTCCCGCAGCAGACGAACGCCCAGTTTCGGGTCGCTCCCGGCTCGATGACGGACGTGGCTGGCAATGGTCAGGCCGCACAAGTCAACGTCCGCAACGTCGTTGCCGCCCAACCGGCCAACGGCCTGCCGCTGGCGATGCTCGATCAGCAGGCCAACCAATTCGTCGGCAAGGCTCCCCGAGCGCAGGTCGGGAACAACGACGGCACGGCTCGCCTCGACATCCAGGAGACGGGACGGGAGGTGCTGTGGAACCTCCAGATGCTCAACCGCTCCGAGTACGACGTGGTGACGAAGGTCGAGTTCATCGACGGCAAGGGGCTGGAGATCACCTACGAGCGGATCAAGGCGTGGGACCAGCAGAAAGAGCGGGTCGATACGATTCCCGTCATGCCGCAGACCGTCGTGACCGAGATCGTTGAAGACAAGAAGGGGCTGCGTGGCCGGAGGCGGATCATTCCGGTCTTCTCCTCTCGGGGCGACAGCAACACCTACTTCAACACCTACCGCATAGGCACCTTCACTGGGGGCTGGCAGAGTGGCACTACCAAGTCCATCACGCAGGTGTGGCCGACATCGGAACTGGCCGTCGATGTAATGAATCTGACGCAGGAGATTGCGGACACGGACGGCGAGAAGTACGTCCTGTTCGCGCCCCGCACGAAGGATGAGGTCACGCCCCCGCCAGCCAACCCACAAGACCCTACCGCACAGGACACACTGCGAGACGACCCGCATCCGATTGTCTCGCAGCCCCCTGCCTACAACGTCAACGGCGAATTGATCGAGGGCGACCCGGACGGCGTTCGCGAACCGGAGGTGACGTACTACGCCATCGAGATTCAGCCTGCCACTGAATGCACGGCGTTCACGTCGCTCAACGGCCAGACCGTAGATGAACTCACGGGATACGACGCCACTGCCCCATCCGCGCTGTCGTACTCCACGTCCGCAGAATCCGGGACGCCGTGCCTCAAGTGGCGGTCGTATCTGGTCACCGTGCTGACAGACGTGGCACTGACGGCCTACGGCCTGGAGTTCTCGCGCAAGAACCTGTACGTGCTGGCGGAGGGCGATCCGGCCGAGAATCTCATCATTCCGATTGCCGACTGCCCGACTGGGAGTTGACGGTGCCGCTCTATCTCAACAACGGGGTGCTGCTCGTGAGGGGCGGCGGACTGGCGGCCGATGCCGCCTGCTGCTGCGAGCCTCCTTGCGAATATCGCTACATCTGTGCCGAAACCGTGTACTCGACATATCAGGGCTCGATCAACTCCGAGACTGGCCCAAACGGAGAGGACAACAGCCTGCGAGACACCATTCCCGCCCAGCCTGCTGGCGTGATTCGCGTGACCGGCCGAAAGAAAGTGGGCGGCGAGTGGTTTGGCTGGTCGGGGTGCCCAAACGCCGCCGACGGCGTGGAGCAGGAGCGTGGCAGTTTGCCGCCAGCCGCATGCTGCCCGCAGCCCGACGAAAACTGGGACGAAACCACAATGTGGACGATTCGTCAGCAGTACCATCGACTGCGTGTGGTGGACAGTTGCGACGAGTGCGTGTCTTCGCTGTCATACACATGCGACGGCAACTGCCTAGTGGGCGTGCAGGCGACGGGGTGCGTCAACTTCTCTGCGTACACGCCACCGCAGTCCACGCAAATGCAGGCGTGCGCTGACGCTCTTGGGGTTGACCTTTGCGCCCCGCCGCCGCCAGCGTGCGAATCCTCTTGCTACTGGGTCAACTACCAGACGTATCCCTCGCAACTCCCGGCTGAGGGCGGTTGGTATCTGTACGCCAGTTATTGCACGGGCGACTGCGGGTGCTCCGACCCGTCCGCTGCGTGCGGCGCGGCACCGCCCGAATCTGAATACGGAGAGTGTGTATCCCCGTGCAACCAAAACCCCTTCCCATGATTACTGGGCCACGATCTCTTTTTGAGGCCAGATGCCGCGAGCGTGGCTACACGCTGGAGCAGGTGCGGGAGTGCATTGTCAGCGAGGATCGCGACACCATCTTGGTAGACGAACTCCACCCTGCATACCCGAGAGCCGCCCTCCCGCCTCCGGGCGGTCCCGGCACCGAACTCAAGAAACTCCTCCGGCTGGTCGGCATCACCGCCACCCCGACCTGCCCGTGCAACGCCCACGCCGTCCAGATGGACATCTGGGGGGCGGACGAGTGCCAGCAGCGGTTGGACGAGATCGTGGGCTGGCTGCGGGAGGAGGCGGGCCGCAGGCACCTGCCGTTCTCGGAAACCATCGCCCGACAGGTGGTACTCCTAGCCATCCGCCGGGCCAGAAAGACCGCCGCTCACTAGCCAATCTGCGGACATAAATCCGTAGAGAGGCTACGCATGGCGGCATTACGGCTCCCGGATTTGCTCACGCGCTACAGCGCCCCCAGCACGTCCTCGCAGTCCAGTTCCAGCGAGTCCTACGACTACAGCGGGCTGGACGACCTGACCAAGAAGCAGGACGCCATCGGGGCACTGCGGGACGCCAAGTTTGAGGCCAACTTCAGGGGCGACCCCAGTGCCGTCACGGCGGGCAACAAGGTCCGCGAACTCGTCAAGGCGGTTCGCTCCCACCTGCCGACCGCGACGGAGCGGGATCCAGGCCCGTCGCTGGCGCCACTCGTGCGGGTGAACTCCCGCAACAGCAGCAGCAGCAGCAGTTTTGGTGGCGGTGGCTGGGAGGGCCAGCCTGAGCCGCAGGGCCGCAACGCGGGCGGGCAGCAAGGTCCGCCGCAACTCGCCCCGCTGCCGGGCGATCAAAAGCCCCCAGCCGCAAGGCCCGCAGGCCCGCGACCACCTGCCGTCAAGCCGCCCATGAAAGACGCTCGCCTTCCTGGCTGGGCCGAAGCGGCGATGCAACGGAGGCTTGAAGAACTGAACGCTGGCATCCACAGCGAGGCCGAGTTTGATGTCAGCGATGCCCCGCTTGTTCCGGACGGGGCTGATCGTCGTTTTCGCTTCCCAATGGCGTAAGGAGTCTCGTGATGTACGCAGGGTCGGCTTACGGATTCAACTCGGGCGGATCCTCGCGTCAAGAGGCGTACAACTACAACCCCGTGACCGAGCAGTTGGCTCGGAACCAGCAGATGCAGGCGTACCAGCAGTCGCCTGACTATCAGCGTGAGATGTACGAGCGCGGCCTCCAGCAGCAGGAGCAGCAGCGCCGCATGTACGACTCGCAGACGGCCCGGCAGTCGCAAGAGCGCAAGTACGGCGTCCTCGACGGCCTGATGAAGAAGATGGGGCAGGGCGACGGGGCTGGCATGCCGTCGTGGGGCTTCAGCGTCGGCAAGGGCGGCACCACGAGGTACTAAGCCGTGAACGCCATCGGATTCAATCCCGGCTCCAGGCTGCTGTCTGGTCTGTCTCGCAAGGCGAGTCCGCTTGCGAAAGGACAGGCCATGCAGGCGGCGTCCGCCCTGAACATGGATCGGGAGCAGAAGAACCAGGACTTCGCCCTCAAACAGATGCAGGACGAGAGCCAGCAGCGTCAGGCAGCGGCCCGCAATTCCGCCCAGCAGGCCGCGAACGCCTCGCAGGAGCGGATGGCTGCTGGGTCCGCCCAAAACCGCTCCGTCGTGTTCGACATGGGCATGGGCTTTGACTACGCCGCCATGCAAAAGCGGCGGAATCTAAATCTCCAGCAGGCACTCCTCAATGGCATGGCGAGGGACTTCTGATGGCCGTTGGCCTCGATCCATCTCTGCCCAAGAGCAGCCCGCCTGCGTTGCGGCAGAAGCCGCAGGCGCCCATGCGGGCGAACGCTCCGCAGTACCCCATGCGGCCTCCGGCGATTGCTGACTCGGCCGTGCAGGCTGCGGTCAACAACCAGATGGCCGCAGGCTACGGCGCTCGCGAGTCCGCGCTGGCGGGCCAAGACCGTCGCGGCGTCTCTCGCGGCAAGGGTCAGCAGTACGCCGCCCAGATGGCACAGGACGCGGCGGATGCCCAAGCCAGTGCGGGTGCCGTGCAGACGGAGATGGCGGCAGCGAACGCCAATGCCGTCGCTCGCCAGACCGCCGACAGCATGCAGGCCAACGAGCGACTCGCCAATGCGGGGCTGCTTGAGGGTCTTCGCAACACGAAAGCGATGGAGCAACAGCAACGACGCGGATGGCAACAGGACTTGTACGAGGCTATCCGCAGGGGGCAGTTCGGTTTAGACCAGCAGCAACTCGACTACACGCCGCTACTTGGAAGGCTTTTTGAATGAAGGAGCAAGGCATGGACGCCGCTGAACTCGATCTGGAAGACCTGCCGCCGAAGGCACTTCGCAAACTCATCAAGAGCATGCTGGCGAAGGCCGGGAAGAATCCGGAAGGCAAGGACGCCGAGAAGTCGGACGAGGAGCGTGAGGCACTCACTGATCTTCACGAGCAGACCAATGGCAAGCCCGCACCGATCCCGGTGACGAAGGACGACCTGCCTCCGGAACTCTTGCAGGACGACGAGGACGAGGAGTCGGACGACGAGAAGCCCTCCAAGAAGAAGGGCAAGTAATGGCGTCTCCATCGGCACTGCGGCTGCGTCAACTCCAGCAGGCGGCGAAGGATGCCGCTGCCCGTGCTGCCATGCAGGAGGCTGCGCTGGTCGGTCGTCGGCAGCGGAGTCTCCCGAAGCCCCGCGCCGTGCCGGTGGAAGGCGCTCCGATGTACCTGGAGCCGTCTGCTGGCGAGGTGCCGCGTGGCCCGGTGGGCGTTGGCACGACTGACACCCCGCCACTGCCTGCCGATGACGTGCTGCGGTTCAGCGAGATCGACCCGGAAGACGTGCCGGGCATGTACGAACTGCTGCGAAAGTTGGGCAACGAAGGCCCGAACGCCCTGCTGCCGGAGGAAGTGCTGGCCCTGACGCGAGCCGGTGCCGACCTCGACCTCGTAATGGCTGGGCCGATCCCGCAGTCACAGGTGCAGGCGATTCTCCGCAAGGTCGCCAATCAAGGCATCGACTCGCTGACTCCGGAGGAGATCGCTGGCCTGCGCCGGACTACGGGTACTCCGGAGTTCACTGGCCCATCCACCGCCCCGTCTCAGGAGGTCGCTCCGGCGGTGTCGGGTCGCCGCCCGTTTGCGCAGCAGGGCGCTGGCGGGCCGCTCGTGGGCGAAGACGGCAGCGTTGTGGTGCCACTGGAAGAAAACACCGACCTGTTCAAGTATCCAGACGGCACCGTCGTAGACGTTGAAGGCAACGTCATCGGGTCTGCTCCTGGCGACCTGACGGACGTTTCTTCGATGGCGGACGACCTGGAGAACTCTGCCACGCCAATCGACACCGACGCCACCGATCCGTCTAACAACCTCACGCCGAACTTCGTCCGCCAAGACAAGGTGGACAGTCTTGCCGAGCGCATTCGTCAGGCGACCGCTCGTGCGAACGACGAGCCGATTGCTGGCCTTGCTCGACTCCAGAAGGAAGTGACCTCCCTCAGCCCGGCCGAACTGGAGGCTTTGCGTTCGCACCCGATGCTGGCGGAGGGCATTGAGTCCGTTGCCGCCAAGCGGAACCCAGAGGCCCGACAGGCCGCGATTGCCAACGCGCAGGCTCGCCTCGACTCGCTTGCTCAGATGGCTGAAGTGCGTGCTTCCGACCGGGCTGCTGGGCAGTTGCGTGCCGCTGCCGCCGCTCGCGACACGGCGGCTGCACCGCGACCGGCAGCGGAAAGCGTCATTCCGGAAGGCGACTGGAACGCACTGACATCTGCCTTCAATGCCCTGCCTGCCGAACGCAAGGCTGCTGTGCTGTCGCGCATGCCGCAGGCACGCTCGCTGGACGGCCTGCTGGACACAAGCACCGGCGAGCCGACGTTCACGCCAAACGCACAGGCACAGTTGTCGCGTGGCATCAACGAGATGGACGATGCCCTGATTCGCCTCGACGCCGCTATGCGCTCCGGCGACGAGGCGGCGATCACGGCGGCTCGCGACACCGTGATGGACATTCAGACGCGGCCCATGCCGGAAGATGAGCGCACGGCGATGCTGGATGCCGCCAAGCAGGCGTTCTTGCAGCGACAGCAAACCGCTGCCGCGCTTCGCAACGCCATCATCGGGACCGACCCCTTGTCTCTCATGCCTGCCCCGCGACCGGGCATCGCTCCTGGATCACGCACGCCTGTCGTGGCTACCGGCGAGGTCGAGCGGGCCGACATGCCGTCAGCGCTGGACGAAGCGGTGGCGGTCGCCAGAGATCGCGAGGAGATGCTCGGCAAGCGCGTTGCGGGCGGTGGGCTGACGGAGGCACAGCGGAAACTGATCTTTGAGGGCAAGACTACGCCGCTGGCATTCAAGGGCGACGACACTGCGAATCCTCTTGAGGTGCGGCCGGTCCGCGAGCGACTGCCCGACACCGATGACGAGAATGCGATTCGGGCCGCACAGGAGGCGGATGCGAATCTCAAGGCCGCTCTTGATGAAATGCAGAAGGCCGAAGGCGCTCCAGCACTCGCCCGCGCCCAAAAGAAGGTGGAGGAGGCGCAGCGTGCAATCGACAAGGCATACCCGCCGCGACTCGTGCATCAAGCCACTGGCCGCGTGAGGAGCGTGCCACGCGGCATGACTTCTGCCGACGTGCCGAAGGGGTGGGTGATGGAGCGTGGGCGTGCTGCACGTCCCGACAGCAGCCTCGCCCGAGAGAGCATTCAGTCGGTGCGTGATAATTTCATCCTCACGGTCGTCGGTGGACGCCCGAAGGTTGAGTCGAACATCGACCGGGCCAGCGTCGATCTGTCGCCCAGTGAGCGCGCAGTCATGAACGACGACATGCGCCGCAGTCTCGGGGAGTCCTTCGCAACCGATGATGTTATCCCGGAGTCTCCGGATGACGACATCGTGCCGCTTGGCAAGCAGGGCAAGCGTGGCCGCATGGGAAGCACGCAGCAGCAGAGCCGCGTGCAGGGCGCATTGCGTGGCCTGTACGGCACCCACAATCCTCTGGGACTTGCCACGCCCGGCGAAGGCCCGGAGTTGGGTCCGTTCCCGGTGTTCCGCACTGCCGAAGAAGCCGCCGACGATTTGCTGGCTGGGCAGACTGTCTTCAAGCCCGGCACGGCGTCGTACGACTACGCCCGCGAGAAACTCGCCAACGCTATCAACGACTACTACGGACCCAACAGCCTGAACACCTCCAGTCGCTCCGCCACCGGCCAGCAACTTGCGCAGGAGCAGAATGTTGATATGCCCTCTAAGTTCAAGGGCGACCGTAAAGGCACCCGCCAGGAACCGTCTCAGGTACCTGTCGTGCAGAACACATGGCCGGAAGGGAGCATGCGGCAGTTGGCAGCGAGCGGCCCTGGACCCGCCAGAACCAACACGGCGGGTGCCGCACCGACACCAGAGCGCGACCCGTACGTGTCGGCCGCAGACTCCCCCGACCTTTCCAAGTTTCCGTCGCGCAAACGCAGCCCGTCCGTGACCTCCGCCGACCTGGAGGCCGAGCGTTTCCCTGACGAAGATGGCAAGCCGATTCGCGGCAACAAGCCGTCTGGTCGCCGCAAGCCCGCCACCGCCGAAGACGCCAAACTGGACGCCTCCGACACGGAAATCGCGGACGTGCAGGGCGACCCCTCGCCTGCCTCTCTGGGTAATCGCGACGAAATCCTGAAGGCGATTGAACAAGAAGGGCAAGAGGTCTTCGACCAGACCTACCGGGACTTGATCGACAGTGGCGATGGCGAAGACGAGGCTAGAGCCCGCGCCACCAAAGCCAGCAACACGTACATGGAGGAGCAAAGGCAGGTCCGCATCAAGCCCGTGACGGGCGATCCGGCCCCCGCCGATGCGGCACCGGCAAAGCCTGCCGGGCGTGGTCGTGGCGGGCGGTCGAAGCCCAAGCCGCAGCCTGCTGCCGCCGACAGCACCGCTACAGCGCAGCCTGCCGACGCCAGCAAGCCGACGCCCCAGCCTGCGTCTGCCAGTGACCCAATCGACCCCGTGCGAGGCGACGGCTCCCGGCCCGTCACGCTGGCCGACGAAGACCAGATGGATCTCCCGGCGGCAGCGGACGATGGCCCGAAGACCGAGCCGTCCGCAGACGGTACGTCTCAGCAGCCTGCTGCACCGGCCAAGAAACAGGGGTGGAGCCGAACGGCCAAGATCGCAGCCGGAACGACGGCGGTCGTCGGCGGTGGTCTTGGCATTTTGGCTCGGATCAACAGCGGTGGCGGCAGCGGCACCATCGACATCCCCATTCCTCCGGGTGGTGGTGGCGGAGGTGGCGGTCCTGGCAGCGGAGACTTCTACCCGATTCCTGTGAATACCGATGGTGCGTCCCTAATGGACGGCACGCTTTCCCAAGAAGCGGCCATCCAGCGGGCGCTCGACCGGATTCGGGGCGCTCGGGCCAGTGGGCCGCAGACCTACCAGACCTTGCAGAACTACACGATTGGAAGGTGAGTGATGGCGAACGAGACGCCCCAGATTGACGAAGCCCAGTTCGCTGACATGTTCAAGCGGCAGTATCTTGCGCGTGAGGCTCGCCGCACGGAGGAGCGTGCGTCTCGGGTGCGTGAACTGCAAGCGGCCCAGCGCCAGTTGGCGGCAGAGCGTGCCGCGCGAAAGCGGCAGGCCGACGACCCGTTGCTGATGCCGGAAGATGGCAGTGCGCCGCCGCAGGAGACGCTCGTTCTCCCGAACCCGACGCCCTATTCCAAGCCGTCGTCGAGGCCGTCTCCTGCCGCACGGGCTGCTCGTGTGGAGACGAGCCCTGTGGCGAGCGACAACTGGGGGCACTCCGCCGCAGCATCCGACGCCCGCGCTGCTGTTGCCGCCACGACCGATCCGACGAACCCACTGGGCCTGCCGCCTGCGGATGTCTTGAGCATGGACATTCCTGCGCCCACGCCCAAGACCGGGCTGGACGCCATGCCGACGCCGCCTGCCTACAGCAAGGCTCCGGTTCACAGTGGCCGCAGTCCCGTTCCTGGCTGGAATCTGCCTCCCGAGTCCGGAACGCTTCCTGGCGAAGAACAGGTCACGTCTATGGACGTGTTCAGGCGTCTCTCTGCGAGAGAGCAGGGGGCCATCCGCCAGCAGTACGAGCGAGGATCGCACGCTGACGCAGAGAGTTTTGAGGACTATCTGGGATTCAAGTACGGCGACCTTCCGCCCACCAAGCGGGAGGCTGCGATGCGGGCGGAGTATGGTTCGCCGTCCGACCTCAGCCCGCTTGCCCAGCAGCGTCGGGCAGCAGGCAAGCCCTTGCCGGAGGGACTCAAGCCCGGCGTGTACACGCCTGAGCAGATGCGCGGCATGTCTCGCGACATTTACGCTCCGGAGGTGCCGCAGACGTATCACGGCGGCACGTTCACGTACAACGTGGACGGCTCGATGTCGTCTCGTGCGGCTGAAGACTTCCGCCTCAAGGACGCCGAGAAGGCAGCGGCCTACGCTGGCGAGGGGAGTTTTGCACACAACCGTGCGCTCGGCAAGGCGTACGGCATCGACGTGTCGCAGTACGACGGCACCAAGCCGGAAGATCAGGCGTTGCTCGCCGCTGACGTGGCCCGCGAGAAGGAGCGGCACGACCGGCTGGCGAACAAGTACGACACGGTTCGCACGCCGATGGGCGGCACTCGCTATGCCGCCAATCCCGAGAAGATGGCAAAGGCCCGCCTCGACAATGAGGCGCAGATGAGCCCGCAGCGCAAGCAGGAGTTCGCCCGCACGATCTTGCAGCGGTACGGCCGCATGCTGTCCGATCAGGACCGTGCCAACATCTCCACCTACATCCAGACTCCGGATGGCTTCACCCGCCTCCGCGAACTGAACGAGATGAAGCGGATGGAGTTGGCGGACAAGGGTGCGCAGTCCTGGCGTGACCGGCAGGCCAACTTCCGCATGACGACAGACCTGCGGAACCCCAACCTCGCTCCCGGCATGGCCGTCCGGTCGCTGATCGAGGCGGTGCGGGCGGGCGATCCCGTCATGCTCGCCACTATCAATGACATCGCCGGGAACCCGCGTGGTGCCCAGCGGGCGATGGACTTGGCGATGGGCGAACGTGCCGGTGCGGCTGCGTTGGCACAGGCCGAGATGGCTGCACGCAATGGCGGGGCGCAGGCGGATCCGACTCTTGGCGCTCAGTGGGATAGGGAAATGCAGGACGCGCTTGGCGGCGATCCCGCCGGGCGACACGACCGGGTTCGCAATCTCGTCGCCCGCAACCCTGCAAACGCTGGCATGGAACCCGCCATGATCGAGGCACAGACGCAGGAGATCATCGCCGCGCACGAGTATCGGACCGTTGGCCCTACTAGCCCAGTCCTGCAAGGTCATCTGCAACGCTTGCGTTCCAACAAGGCTGCGTTCATTCGCTTTGTCGTGGATCGCATGCTGCTTTCTCCGGAACAGGCCGAGAAGATGTACATGGGCGGGCGGGTAGACGTTGCGACAGCGCTCGGGGAACTGGGGCCGCAGGCGTGGACTGGGGCGCCATCACCAACTCCGGCACGGTGACGCACAATGGCCTCCATGTTCCCGGACGGGCTGTTTCCGCAGGAGCGCAAGCGTTCTCGCGGATACATCCCGCTGCTTGACGACGCCTTGCTGGCTGACGAGCCGGTCGAGGAAGATGCCGTCACGCCGCAGGAGCGAGCCTCCGTTCTGTCAGAGATTGGTGCCGTAACCGGCGGCACACTGTCCCGAGTCGGTGATGCACTCGCGGCGCCCGGCGACTACCTGCGTGGTGCCCTTGCTGGCAAGACGGGCGAGCGGGTCACGGGCCGGGAACTGAACCGGATGGCCGGGCTGGCTGGGCCAGAGGACAACTGGTTCAACTTCGCGGGCGGGCTGGCAACCGAACTCGTCACCGATCCGTTGTCCATGCTCAGTGGTGCGTCCAGAGCCCTGACCCCAGCCGGTAAGGCTGCGGCGAAGTTGGCTGGGCCTGTTGGAAGCCTGCTCGATACGGCCCCGACTGCCCTGACCCGGAAGGCGATCTCCACCGGGATGGCCGACGATCTCCTGCCAGCCGTCGCCAGACGCACCAAGAAGCAACTGGAGGCCACTGGACGGACGCTCAGTACCTTTGACCCGGCAACCATCGGTCGGCCGCTGTACGGCACCAGGACGGCTCGCAGGGCAGGGACGCTGGACGACCTCATCAAGTACGCCGACGACCCGAAGGCGGCGGAGGAGTCTGCCCGCCAGTTGCTTGGGGACGCCCAACTTGCCCAGATTCGCAACCAGCCGCTCGCCAAGTCCTTTGGCTTGGGCCTGCCGCTGGGCGATCCGCTGGTGGTGGGCGACTGGCTTGGGAAGGGCTTTGGCGACACATACGCCGACGTGCTGGACTCCGTTGGTCAGGCGTACCGCTGGAGTCCTCTTGGTCGCGGGATGGCTGCGGGCTTTGACGCCCGCGTCGGCGGCAAGATCGACGCAGAGGAGCAGATCACAAACATCGCCAACTTCCAGGCCCGCAAGGTTGGCGGTGGTGCGGCGACGGCCGAACACACCCTGCAACTGGCCCGCCTACAGCAAGCCCACCCAGAGGTGTTTGGCGACGAGACTGGGAACCGCGCACTGGGCCGATACGTCGAGGGGCCGAACGCCAGGACTCCTGCCGATGTGGCCTATGTGGAGAGCCGTCCGCAACTCAAGGCATACGCCGACTGGTGGATGACAAACCGCGAACGCATGCTCAGTGAGTCGCGGCAGATGGGACTCAACGCTGCCCCGCTGACCGATGCGTACGGCATCGAGTACCTGCCACGCCGAGCCGAAGCGTCCCTGGAGATGGAGGCTCGCAGCAACCGGAAGGTCGGTGACGCCCTGTCCGCGTTCACCACCGACGCCCTGCGGCGGACCGATGCCATGCAGGTTCCAGGAGGCCGGGACACGATCATCGACCTGTCTCGTGACACGCAGGTGTCAGGCGGCAAGCGGCTGCTCACCAACGACGAGGATGCCGCCGCGTACATTCGCGACAAACTGAACGCGATGGTCAGTCCCGGCCAGCCGCAGGTCGGCATTTCGCAGGCTCGCCACATTGCTCGCATCCTCAACAAACTCCCAGACAACGTGGTGCAGAAGGCACCGCTGTTCGGCCAGCATCCGACCGAGATGATCGGTTCGTACATGCGAAACAAGGGCGAGTCGCTGGGAACGGCGCGGACGCTCTACGATTCGCTCGCCACGTTCGCCGTGAACGAGCCGTACAACACGGTGTCTGGCGGAAGGCACATCTCCCTTCAGACGGCCCTCCAGCGACTCGGACTCAAGACGTACGACGACGCACTGGACGACATCTTTGAGGTGCTGCCGGATGGCACGTCTCGCACGATCCCGCAGCAGCAGGGAGCCGCCGCCCAGATGCGGGAGCGGCTCGCCAATTTGTTGGGCAAGGACGCCGACGAGATCAACCTCAATCAGTTCTCCATCCCGGAAGAACACATCAACCGGCTGACTCGTGCCAAAGACCTGTACAGCACTGGCGAGGCGTCTGGCGCGTTTCTGAAGTACCTCGACTCCTACACGCAGGCATGGCGTGGCTCGATCTTGGCGTGGCCCTCACGAGCAGTGCGCGATCTGTATTCGGGAGCGCTTAGCAACTGGCTGGAAGGGGCGCTCGACCTGGATTCCGTCCGTGCCGCAAAGGCGCTGGTCATGGAAGGCCCAGACAGCGAGAAGTTCCGCCGCACGCTCGCCTCCATTCCCCGCTACGCCAACGACGACGGGCTGGCCCAGTTCTACGCCGACCTATCCAGCACCGGCCTTGTCAGTAGCGGCTCGGTCAGCGACCTGAGTGCCAGCGTCACCGGCCAGCGGGCACTGGACAACATCATCGGATCCGACCCGATCAGCATGTCGTCCATCGGCCGCGAACTGGGCAAGGGATGGAATCGGCAGGACTTCTTCAACTGGCGATCCAAACTCAACCCGCTGGCCGAGCAGACCAATCCACTGCTGCGTGCAGGCGAGCGGTTGAACTCCCTGAGCGATGGCGTCAACCGCCTCACCGGATACCTGTCGCTGCTCAAGCAGGGATACGATCCGATGGCTGCGGCGGCAGCGATGAAACGCGCCCACGTCGATTACTCATCCCTATCCGGGATGGAGAAATCGCTGCTGAAGGCGGTTTTTCCCTGGTACTCGTACCAGAGCAGGATTTTCCGCGAAGTGCTGCGGCAACTCGCAGAGCGGCCGGGCGGGCGGTACGGACAACTCATCCGCGCCACCGAAGCGGTGCAGGACGAGGGCGAGGACACCTACATCCCGTCTGGCCTGCGGTCGCAGTTCGCCTTCCCGATCCCGGAGGTGTTCGGCGGCGTTCCTGCGCCGGGCACGCAGACCTACTTGACCGACATCGACGCACCGGGCTTCGACCAGATCAACATGATCGAGACTCCGGGAACGATTGGCGGCATGGCGTCTGGGACGGCACGGCAGATCGCCATGCAGACGCATCCCGGCATCCGCATGATCGCGGAGGCGGCGTTTGGCAAAGACCTGTTCACCAACCGCCCGCTCTCCGAAGCGACCTCCTCGCTCGACGCCATCGCTCGTGCCGTGAGCGGCAACCCGTACGCTGACGTGCCAACCGTCATCGAGAAGCCCGTCGAGTCCCTGCCGTTCGTTGGCCGTCCGCTGTACGTCGCCCGCTCGCTGCTCGATGATCGCGGAGGTCAGTCGCTCTCGCATCGCGTCGGCAAGACCACCTTGAATGCCCTGTCCGGAATCAAGATCCGTGACGTGGCCCAGCAAGACGCTCTCGCGGATGCCGTGCGGCAGATCGAGGAGTCCATCGACCCGTACACCCGTGAGTTCAAACAGACCTACATCCCCGAGCATCTCCAGCCGGGCGTGCCGCAGTGGGCGTTGCAGCGGATGGCCGTCTCCCGAGCGCTTGGTCGCGAACGTCGCGAGGCTCGGAAGAAGGTCGGCGAGAAGAAGAAGCCCAAGAAGCGGAAGTCGGACACCAGTGGCATCTCCCTATTTGAGTAGCGCCGGCACGCACGGGATGTCCCTTCGCACCTGCGACCAGTCGATGTAGCACCGCTCGGCAAGTCCAGGCGTCTTGTGACCGAGATGCAGCCGACCCTTGCCGGGATTCTCCATCTCGATGTGGGTGGCCCCGCTGCGGCGTAGCCACTTCGATGAGCCCGAGAACTTGATGGAGCGCAGGTACTTCCGCATCCGCCGCCGACCTGAGTTCCTCGACATCACCCACCCCAGCACGCGGCCATCGGGTGACCGCGCCAGCATCTCCTGGACGGCCAGCAGGCAGGGCTGGCTCATGATCTTGACGTGCGGCTCGCCGGTCTTGTGCTGCGACCAGCGGACGGTTCCGGCGTCAAGGTCGAAGTCATCTTGCCGCATCTCCCACAAGTCCCCCTGCCTCGCACCCGTTTCGTACCCCAGCAGCATCCAGCACCGCAGGAACAGGCCGACCGTCACCCGCTTCCGCCGCACCTCTTTGGTGAAGCCGAACGTCCCCTTGACAGCCGTACAGCACTGTTCTATAGTCCACGCCCGAGTCGGACGCCGGGCGACTTTGATCTTGACGATTCCGCGTGGCGGTCGATCAACTGCTTCGGTTTCGTAGGCCCATTTCCAGATGCCCACGAGAATCGCTCGCTCGGTCGCTGCGGTAATCGAAGCCACCTCGACGATTCGCTTTTGCAGATACGTGTTGATGGCATCGACTGACATGGTGCGACAGGCCGAGCAGACAGCACGGACATTTCGGGCGTAGTCAGGACTGACGGATCGGGAGCGTAGGTATCGCTCCACCAAAACATGGAGGTTCTTGCACATGGTTGCCCCACTTGATGTGAGGGGTGGATTTTCTGGATGCGAAACCGACTTGCAACTCGGCGGCGCATCCGGAAAGTCTGGCACCCCTCAGATGGAGCCCCTACAAGCAGCATGTACGGCCCGTGATTCCGGGTCGCACGAGGAGCATGTAGGGGCCGTGATTCGGCGTGGAGAAGCGAACGCCGAGTATCACGCCAATGAAACCCACAGGTCGTGCAGCCGAGTCCGTACGCTCCTTGACTCGCCTGTCCTGTACTACCAGCGGTACATCGCCAAGACCCTGCCACCGTTCTCCAGCAGCGCCACCGATCACGGCACGCTGCTGCACTCGTGGCTGGAACTTGGCGACGACTTCCTTGAGTCGCTGGTCGTTCCTCCACCTTCCACCCTAACGGCCACCGGGCTCGTAGGCAAAGAAGCGGAGAAGTGGGCCAAAAACGAGGCTCCGGAAGGGGCCATTGTCGTGTCTCCGAAGGAGCGAGCCCAGATCGTCGCGGAAGTGGCGGCGATCAAGAACAACCCCGCCGCCTCTGAACTGCTGTCCAGGCCAGCCGAGCATGAACTCGGCGTGTACTGGGAGTCGTCGGACGGCCACCGGCTCAAGTGCCGGATCGACCTGCTGACTCAGGACGGCATCGTCGTTGACCTCAAGACCACCCGCGAGGCAGACATCCTCGCGGACTTCTGGAAGTCGGTGATGTCGTTCCGCTACCACCTCCAGGATGCGTGGTATCGGTGCGGGATGGAGGCGATGGGGCTGGAGCCGCAGCCGCTCCGCTTCATCGTCATCTCCACTTCTCTTCCTCACGACTGTCAGGTCGTGACTCTGCCTGCGGCTGTGGTCGCAGAAGGTCGGCGTCTCATGGATGCCGCTCTGGCTGAACTTCGTCTTCGTGAAGACCTTGACTGGTGGTTGCCGGAAACACACGGCGAGGTCGTTGAACTCCAATTTCCGGCTCATGTTCTGGGGAGAATCTGAAATGACTTCGGTAATCGCAGAGTGGCCCGCAAGCAGCGGGCATCTCGACAAACTGTTTGAGGCCAAGAGCAAGGCGCTGGGCGCGATGAAGAACGCACCTCGCACCAGCAAGAGCCACTTCGGCAAGTACGCCGACTTGGCGACGGTCATCGACACGATCCGGAAGCCGCTGGCCGACAACGGCCTCGACGTGATTCAGTGCTTCGTGCCGTACGACGAGAACTACGTCATGCTGGTCACGACGCTGGGTCACTCGTCAGGGCAGTTCATCCGGTCGTTCCTGCCCATCAAGGCATCGCTCCAGCCGCAGCAACTTGCGGCGACGGCGACCTACCTCAAGCGGGTCGAACTCGCTGCCATCGTGGGGTGTGCGGCGGAGGACGAGGACGACGGTGACACGGCACAGCGGGCCGCTATCGCATCGGCCATCACCGACGAGCCCAAGATCGAGAAGGCGCTGATCGCCAACATTCGGGCCGCGAAGGACGAGGTGGCAGTGCAGAGCGTTCTCGGCCGCGTCGAGCGGGGCGTCGAGGGTGGGCAGTTGTCGGCCGCTGCGGCGGAGCGGGTGCGGCTCGTGGCCGCTGACTGCGTGGCGAAGTTCGCCAAGCCGTCCGCCAAGAAGGAACAGCGGGAGCCGGTGGCGGCTTCTTGATCGGAACTGGCAGGGAAGGGCCACCTCCTCAGCGGCACGCCGGATGCCGTCCTCCCATCCGGCACTTTCAAACCATGACTCCAGACATTCAACGCTACATCACGCTGGCTCAGGGCGTTTCAGCGCATGCCCAAGCGGAGACGCTGAATCCCGAGACGGCCGTGCAGTTTTGCAAGGTCATCCTCCCGGCATTGCTGGTGGAGATCGAACTGGCCCAGCGGGTAGACGCTCGTCTCTCGCAGATGTTCCCGGCTCCGCAGGCCCAGCCGCAGGAGTGTGCGGCGACCGTGTGCAGCAGCCGGTGGTCGGCCACGCCCTCCGACAAGTCGCGGAAGGCCAAGAAGAAGTCGGCCAAGCGTGCCACCAAGAAGTCCAAGAAGAAGGAGGGCAAGGATGTCCACGCTGCTTCGTGACTACCAGCGGTCTGCCGTAGCCGCCGTGTGCCGTGCCGCCAAGAGCGGTCAGAAGCGGATCGTCGTGTGCCAGCCGGTCGGCTCCGGCAAGACGGAGGTTATGGCGGAACTGTGCCGCATCGCACGCTATCCGCTGATGGTGGTGCCGCTCATCGACCTCATGCGTCAGGGCCGGGATCGCCTGGAACTGCGGCTTGGCGAGCGGTGCGACATCGAGCAGGGCGGCAACTTCGCGGAGAGCATCGAGGGTCTGCGGCGTCGGGTGATCGTCGGATCCCGAGACAGCCTGCTCTCTAGCGGCCGGTACAAGGCGACGGCCTATGAGCGGGTGTCGCTGGTGCTGGTGGACGAGTGCCATGTCGGCATGACGCCACGCATGGAGGAGATGCTCCGCTGGTTTGAAGATCGCGGGGCGACCATCGTGGGCTTCTCCGCCACCCCGTACAAGGGCAAGGGCAAGGCGTTGCGGTACTGGCCCCGCCCGCAGGTCGTGTACTCGCTGATGGACGGCATCAACGACGGCTACCTCATCGGCCCCAAGTGCTTTCTCAGCGAGGCCAAGTCGTTTGACCTGACGCTGGTGGACGACGAGGCCGGATGCTGGAACAAGTCGCAACTGGCGGCGGTACTCACGGCCGAACACTTCGCCCAAGAGGTCACGAGCCTTGTGCTTTCGACCTACCGGAACCAGCCGTCCGTCATCTACGCCTGCAACCGCAGGCAGGCGGAACTGTTCTGCGACGTGTTCGCCCGCTACCAAGCGCGGGTCAGCCTCGTCCACTGCCGACAGAATCCGGAGGAGCGGAAGGCCCACATGGACGCCTTCCTGGCTGGCGACACGAAGATCATCGTGAACGTCGGCATCTTGGGGTACGGCTGGGATTTTCCAGCGCTCCGAAACATCTATATGGCCGCTCCGACGCGCTCGCTTTCACGCTACGAGCAACGTCTCGGGCGCGGAACACGTCCGCTTCCAGGCATCATCCGCCCAGAGATGAGCCGTGACGAGCGTCTGGTGGCGATTGCTGCCAGCGAGAAGCCCCACTTCAACATCTACGACATCACCGACAGCAGCCGGTCGCACCAACTGCTCAATGCCCTGCAAGTGCTGGACGCCAAGAGCAGGCTCAAGGTGAAGCGAAGAGAGCGGATGGCCGCATCGCTGTCGATGGAGGGCACCAGTGCCGTCGATGCGATCCGTGAGGCCGATGCCGTCGATCTCGCTGAACTGGAAGCCCAAGCGCAGGAGATCATCGAGAAGCGGAAGCGTCTCATCGTCGGCGTGAACTTCGACCACTCGACACGCGACCTGTTCTCCGAGCCGGAGGGCAAGAAGAAGCGTGGCTGGCGGATGATGTACGGCAAATACAAGGGCGTCACTCTCGACTCCATCCCGGAGGGCTACCTCTCGTGGGTGCTGGATGCACAGAAGAAGGAGACGCCGTTCAAGTCTGCGGTTCGGAGGGAACTGAGCCGCCGCAAGGAGAGCCCTGCGTCCCGGTAGGAGGCCGCATGAGCGAAGGATCGCCCGATGAGCGTTTCGTATCACAAATCGGCGTGGCAATGGCTGTGGAGCGGCTGCTTCGGGCAGGCTTCCACGTTGCCGTGCCCATTGTGGACGACGGCTACGACCTGCTGGCCTTCGATGTCCGCCGCTGCTGGCGCATCCAGGTCAAGGCGTCGTCGTCTCGCGGCGTCAATCGCTCCCGGATCCGCATCGGCAGGGGTCACGCGAAGCGGTCTGTCTACGACCCTCGCCACGTTGATGCGTTCGTCCTCGTCAACACACGGACGAGCGCCGTCATGTGCGTTCCCGTGTCGGAAACACACGGCAGGAAGTGGTTTTCATGGCTGGCTGCTGACAAGTGGTCAGACATGGGCGTCCTGCGGCAAATCAAAACACAGCGCTGTTGATTTTCTCGTATCGGTCAGCGCTCAAGAAATGAAAACGGTCGAGCCTAAACAAACCGCCCTGGACCGAATCGGGCGGCTGAGTGGTGACGGCACGAAATCCGGGCAACGGGCAGGTATTCGATCCTGCAACAACGCTACGTCCCGGTGGTTTGCTGAGGACAGGGCCAAATAAGGCCGTTCACCGCTACCCGCACAGGGTTGCTGACGCAGGGCTCCCGGCCCTTCTCAGCACGGAAGCGGTACGGACATAGGGAGCGGTGGAAAGATGGCGAAAGACTTGGTGCTTCTCCGGTACACGGACAGCAGCGGCGAGAAACTCGCGGCCATGTGCCGCCCGAGCGAGGGCGTGGATGTGCTGCGGGAGGTGATCGGGGAGGAGACGGACGAGGATCGTCAGTGGTTCTCGCAGGAGCATAAGTCGGCGGTGGTGATCGACACGAGCGGCACGGTGGTGGTGACCTCTGCGGAGGACTTGACGCTGCTGTCGTTCTGGTTCTCCGTCGCCGCCCAGTGGCTCAAGACGCACGGAGGTTGATGTGTCCGATTTCACGAAAGGAGTGGTGGTCATGGCTGGATTCATGTCGCAGGCATTGAGTGTGTTGCTGAAGGAGAACAAGGAACTGGTGGATGCCGCAAAAAGGCTGGGCGGGCTGGCCGCTTGTCGTCAGGAGACGTTTGAGCACAGCGTGGACTTGAACACGAAAGAGGAGTCGCATCGGTACGTCATCGCGTTCGCCACTGAGGAGGACGCAGAGAACTTTGCCCATGCCGTGTGGGACATCGTGGATTTGACAGCGGAGGAGGGCGATGAGTGATGGGCGTAAGGAACTATCGGCCTTCGCGGAGGCTTACGGCTTTTGCGCGGTGTGCTGGGGGCGAGAGTCTCTGCACATCCACCACTTGCAGCAGGGGGCTGGTCGCTCGCACGACCGCCGGAACCTCCTGCGGCTCTGCATGTGGTGCCACGAAGGCTTGCACTTCGGGGGGAAGCACGACCTCAAGAAAGGCATGCTCCTCACCGCCAAGCGAGAGGTTGACGACGCCCACTACGACCCAGCGTTCCTGGCTTCGCTGCGTCTCAAGCGTCATCTGGGCTATGAGCCGGAGCGGTATCCGGTGCGTGTGTTCGTGTTTCGCAGGAAGAACGGAATCCCGCAGGAGTTGAAGCACATGGCGATCAACAGCAGGCAGAAGGGCAAGCGTGGCGAACTGGAGGCTGCGGCCGAGTGGAACCGGCTGCTGCCGAATGCCCACTCGCGGCGGTCGCAGCAGCACAGCGGCACGGAGTCGGCCAGCGACCTCATCTCTCCCGGCACGCCGCACCTGTGGCTGGAGGTGAAGCGGGTCGAGCGTGGGCTGAACCTGCACGCCGTCATGGACAAGTCCCGTGAGCAGTGCGGGGAACTCTGCCCGGTGGTGCTGCACAGGCAGAACGAGAAGGAGTGGCTTGTGACGTTCCCGCTGGAGCAGATCAAGCGGTTCGTGCAGCAGGTACAGGGAGCGATGTGATGAACGCCCGAGTCATCGACTGGGACGGAGACGACAGCGAGGAGGAGGAAGTCCACAGCCCGATTCCGGACAAGGACGGCTGGGTCACTCTCAAGGAAGGAAAGAACGATGCGGGTAACGCTGGAGTGGTTCGAGGTCAGCCGAGCGGCGCTCGTGGGCGTAAGCCGAAACGTGGAGGCTCTGCGAAAGGGTCTGCAAAACGCCCGGCCCACAAACGAAAACGAGTGGCACGTCCACATTCTCGGCGCACTCGGTGAGTGTGCGTTCGCGAAGGCGACCAACCGCTACTGGAACGGCAGTGTCAACACCTTCAAGTCGGGTGGGGATGTCGGTGACAACATCCAGATCCGCACGCGATCCAAGCATTCCTATGACCTCATCGTCCGATCAGGCGACAGGGACAGTGACGTGTTTGTGCTGGTCACGGGTGGCCCGCACGAGTTCACCATTCACGGCTGGATGCCCGCTGCGGAGGCGAAGCAGCCGAAGTTCAAGGCCAACTACGGCGGATACGGGGAAGCGTATTTCGTCCCGCAGTCGGCGTTGCGTCCGATAGATCCATTGGTGTGCAAGGAGTGCTGACCATGAACGCCACGACGATGCAGACATACACCGGCAGGCTGATCGACCTCGCCCACTTCAGTGAGGAGGACGTTCGACTGCCCGACATCTCACATGCCCTGTCCCTCATCAACCGTTTCACGGGCCACTCCAAGTGCCCGTATTCGGTGGCCCAGCACAGCGTCATGGTGAGCCGCATCACGCAGCCCGAGAACGCCCTGTGGGGGCTGCTGCATGATGCCAGCGAGGCGTACTTGGGGGACGTAGCCACGCCGCTGAAGAACCTACTGCCCGGCTACCGGGAACTGGAGGAGCGGGTGCAGCGAACCATCGCCCGCGTGTTCCGGCTGTCGTGGCCGATGCCGCCCGACGTGAAGCAGGCCGACCTGCGGGCGTTGATGGCGGAGAAACGAGACTTGATCTCCTGCTCGCATGACTGGGGGATCGACGTGGAGCCTGAGTGCGGGCCGGTGAATCCGTATTGCTGGACGCAGGCGAAGGAGTTGTTTGAGTCGCGCTACAAGGAGTTGGTGAAGTGGTAAAGGTAACTGAGGACAGGTCGGTCAAGTACGACAGCGGTGCCGTTCGGTCGAGCGATGCGGAGGCGACGAGGTACGACCTCATCACGCCCATCGGATTGGCCGCAGTGGCCGCTGCCTGTGCGGAGGGAGCAGCCAAGTATGGGGGGCGACTGAGCGTGCCTGAATGTCTCAACGAGTGCCTCCGAGAGACATACATCTTTCTGGCGGGAGATAGGAATGCCGACCATCTGGCAAACGCTGCGGTTGCAGTCCTGCACGCCATTCAGGAGAACAGCCGTGTCGAGAAAGAAATGCACGAAGTGCGGTGAGTTGAAGTCGCTGGAGGATTACCACAATTCGGTAAACACGAAGGACGGGCGCTATGCCATGTGCAAGCCGTGCGTCAATGCGAAAAACAATGAGTGGCGCAAGGCCAACAAGGGCAAAGTGGCAGAAGGCAAAAGGCGCTACGCCATGAGGAATTGGGAGGCGATTCGGAAGCACCAGCGTGAGTACATGGAGGCGCACAAAGTCGAGGCGGCGGAGTACAGGCGGCGATGGAATCTTGCCAAGCGATACGGCATCACGCTTGAACAGTACGCGGACATGTGGGACCGGCAGGGAGGGCTATGCGGTGTGTGTCGGCTGAATCGCAAGAAGATGGTGGTTGACCATGACCATGACACAGGCAAGGTGCGTGGCATTTTGTGCCAGAGATGCAATGTGAGCATTGGCGGTCTTGGCGACAACGTGGACGGAGTGATGAGGGCAGTTCGTTATTTATCTGGGAGCAACAAATGTTTCGTTATGACCTGATTCCACCGAAGGGCATTGAGGCAGTGGCAAGCGCCTGTGCAGAAGGTGCCGCCAAGTACAGTCCCTATAACTGGGAAGCCGGGATGGGTGCAGCCGACATACTGAATCATGCCATTCGCCACGTATTCAAGTTCCTGGACGGCGACAGGAGCGAAGACCATCTGGGCCATGCGGCGTGGAACTTCATGGCAGCGATTCATTCGTTGGAGTTGTGGCCGGAACTCAACGAAGGTTCATTTCGTACCGGCTATTGTGAGGCACCGACAAAATAATGATCGCCGTCGCCGTAACGGAATACGACGACGAGAACATCGTTGAGGAGTGCGAGACTGGCTGGAGGAGGTTTTGTGCAGAAGTTCTCGTTCGGACCCACTACCACGTTCGGGAGTTGTGCCGTCGCCACAGGCGTCTGGGGTACAGGCAGATGCTCCCAACAAGCCGAAAGGAGTGGGAGATCCTGCGCCGTCAGGTAGCCGCCTACAGGTGGGCCTTCGACGGCACGGGAGGGGAGTTCACGTTTGACCAGACGTGCCGGGATTTGAGCCTCGATCCCGAGATCGTGCGGCGAAAACTCCTGTCCCTGTGCAAGCCTGAGCGGGACATAAATCTTCTGGTGAAGTGGGTGGCCCGCCAGAAGGAGAAGCCGCATGGCAACCGTAGCCGAGAAGGTCAAGATGCTGGTGGAATGGGCACCGGCCTTGTCGATGCTGTCCGAGATTTCCGCCGCAGACACGGCGAAAGAACGGGCAGAAGGGGCGCTCAAACTCATGCGGTTTGTCGCTACCAAGACGGCCACGCCCATCGACGACGATCTTTGTGAGCGGGTGGAGGCGTGCCTCCTGAGTCCACAGGGGGAGGAGTTGTTCCGGTACATCGTGGCTCTGGTCACGGCTGTATCGCAGGCGGAGGTGGACTGATGCTGCTGTATCTGCTCGCCGCCGCCGCCTTTGCTGTGGCTGCGGGGGCGTCTGCCCTGCCGTACCTGACTGCGGCCCGGTCGCCGGGAGTCTCACCGGCTGACCGGGCCGGGTGGGTGAATCGCCTCTTCGTCCTGGCTGGGCAGGCGGAGGAGGCTGGGGAGGCGTCAGTGGCGGCTGCTGCCCGTTCGCTGATCGCCGCTCTGGTGGCGGAAAAGGAACTTCCGAAGAAAGCACGGTAGTTCATGGCACGGACGGTCGCAATCTGGGCGGGCCTGCTGATTGGCATTGGGGCCATGACGGCCACCGTCCTGCCCCGCAAGCCCGTCGTGGCTCCGGTGGTGCCGCAGCCCGCTGGCGTCCTGGCTGGCGTCAGTGCGGCCGACGCCGCGATCCTGCGAGAGTTCCATGCGGCGATGGCGGACATCGTGGTGCGGGACGGTGCGGCCAAGCAGCCGGTCTGCAAGACGCTGTTCGACCTGCGGGCACGGTACAGGAACGCCCTGTCGCTGGCCTTTGAGAACACGGGGATGGTGGGCCGGTACGCCGGTCTGGGGCAGCGGCTCGACGAATACCTGCTCCTGGCTGTGGGCGACAAGGACTTGCCGCTCACGCCTGAACTCAGGCAGTCCGCATCTCGGGCGTTCGCAGCGATCAAATAGGTGGGGCATGACGGAGTTCTTCGCCTCACCAGAGGACATCGTTCGGGCGTACAACGACGGGCTCATGGGCTCGTACTGCGACCCCGATGCCACCGCCCGCCTGCTGCGGTCGCTGCCCATGCCGTTGTTCGGAGGCACGCTGGCGGGTAGCGGTGCGGGCAAACTGTCCCTCGCCTTCAAGGCAGTCGTCCACTGGGAGACAACGACCGGCCGCAAGCCCTACGACGAGACGCAAACGACGGGCGATTGTGTCAGCCATGCCGTGCGGGGCGGGTCTGATGTGGCTCGGGCCAACGACCCTGACCTGCACTCGACGGAGGACTGGGTAGACCGCACGGCGACGGAGCCGCTGTACGGCGCTCGGGGTCATGGCGGTCAGGGGGCGACCTGCTCCCGCATCGTGGAGTGGGCGCACAAGACCGGCGGGCTGATGCTCCGCAAGAAGTACGACTCGCTCGGGATTGACCTCACGGAATACAACGCATCGGTGGGCATGCGGTGGGGCTCGCGTGGTGTGCCGTCTGAGGTGACCAGCGAAGCGAAGAAGCACCACATCGGGACGATCAGTCTGGTGACGACGTGGCAGCAGGCACGGGACGCCATCGCCAATGGGTACGGGCTGGTGTGCTGCTCGGACGTTGGGTTCGCCGGGATGAAGCGGAACTCGGAGGGCATGATCCGCCCGTCCGGGACATGGCACCACGCGATGCAGTGGCACGCGGCCGACGCCACCCGCCCCAATGACTGCCGCTTCTGCGTGCAGAACTCGTGGGGCTGGAACGCTCACACCGGCCCGAAGGTGCATGACCAGCCGGAAGGGTCGTTCTGGATCGACCAGCAGACGGCCCAGCGGATGATCGCACAAGGGGGAACGTATGCAGTATCGAACGTGGTGGGCTTTCCTAAGCGGACGCTCAAAGACTGGGGCGCACGGGAGATTCTCGGATGAAGATTTCCACCGTTTCTGTCGCCGTATGGCTCGCGTTTGCCCCAGACGTGCTGCCTCCGCAGCCCAGTCCGCAGCCGGTGAAGTGCTGCGGCAAGTGCGGGGGAACGGGGATGGTGCCGACAGGCGACGGGATCACGCGGGTGTGGTGTGAGTGCCCGGCAACGTGCTCGTGTGCGAAGAACCGGCCGAAGCCCCAGCAGTGCCTCAGCGGAACGTGCAGGAAGTGACCATGCAAGCCGACGAACTGTGCGCGTACGTCCGTCGCCGCCTGCCAGTCAGAGCCCGGCTGGTGGGGAAGGAACGGCTCAACGATCTGGTGCTGATCGCCGTGACGGAGTGGCCGATTGAGCCGCTGATGGCGGCGGGAAGAGGGTCGGTCGAGGAGGAGAAGATCCTGGACGCGACCACCAAGAGGGTGACCGCCACCTACGAGGCGCTGCGTGGCAGCGAGCAGACCTACGGATTCTTCTGGACGCTGATCCTGTCGGCGGCGATCTCCGCCATCGTGCAGCATGTCCTGGAGTGGTGGCTATCGAGATCGGCCAATCGCGTGAAACTGGCCGGGTGGCAGTGCGCAGCAAGAGGTGAGGCGTGAGCAGCGTGGAAGTGTACGAGACAGCCCTGCGAATGCTGGAGCGGTACGGGTTCGGCCTCGTCCTGGCGAGCCTCGTGCTGTGGTTCGTGCGTGTGGACATCGTGCTGCCGATGGTGGAGGCACACCAAGCGTTCCTGCGGGAGATGTCGCTGACACAGCGAGACATAGCCGAAGCCGTCCACGAACAGACGCGGCTGCTGTACGCCTTGCAGCCGAAGGTGGCTGCGGCGAGCGGGGTGGACGAGGGAAGGAACTGACGCATTCGTCGTGCGTCGCGGACATGAATCCAGTAGCCGCCGGGCACCAGAGAGGGCGCGATGAACGATAAAGACTTCAAGGCAGACATCTTTTCCAAAACCTCTGCCGAGTGGGCGGCGCAAGATCCGCACCTCGCGCGCAACGATCTTGGCATCGAGTCCGACACCGGCCGTCAGAAAATAGGTGACGGCAGCAAATGGTCTGCTACTTCGTACCTGAAGTCCGTAGGCGATTCCGTCGTCGTGCCCCTGTCCTACGCCGCCACCGTCACCACCGACGCATCGGCTGGCGACATCTTCGACCTCACGCTCACCGGCAACGTGACGCTCGCCAACCCGACGAACCCCGTCGACGGCAAGACGCTCCGCTGGCGGATTCGCCAGGACGCGACCGGCAGTCGGACGGTGACGCTGGGCAACAAGTTCGTCATCCCGTCCACCGCCACCGACCCGCTGCCGTTCTCAACGACGGCGAACAAGATGGACATCTTGGCTGCGACTTATCACGCTGGCCGGGATAAGTGGGACATCGTCGCTATGGTTCCAGGGTACTAAGGGGTGACGCATGGCAACGCTGTATTTCAATGGGGCGGTCGATGACGATTGGAACGAACTGGGCAACTGGTGGACAGACGCCTCATGCGCGTCCCCATACGAGGCCGCATCGCTGCCCGGCCCGGCCGATGACGTTTATTTTACTAATGCCTCCAACGTCACCAACAGCGGCGATTCGATAACGGTCGCGAATCTGTTTGTAGCGACAGGCGGCTATACAGATTTTTCCGCTGAAGTGACAGTGAATGGCGTCGCCACCTTTAGCGACTCCGCAAGCCTTTCCGGCACTGTCTACGGGGATTGCGTTTTTGACCAGTCTGCTGCGTTGGCCGGAACGGTCTACGGTAACGCGACGTTCCTTGACTACGCGGCGTGTAATGGTTCTGTCTACGGCGCGGCACTGGTTTTCAACGATTACTCAAACATTGGGGCGTCTTTCAATGCCAACCCTAGCGCGACTGCGGTGACGTTCAACGATTACTCGGCGGCCCATTCATTCTATGCCGCTTCTGACGTTGAGTCCGTTGAGTTCAACGACTTCTCGGCCGCATCGTCATCCGACTTCGCTGTACAGTACCCAATCGTCTGCACGTTCAGCGACATGTCTGTTCTGGGGAACTATTACTACGGGAGAGGCGAGGCCGGGAGCGGGATGTCTAACCTGAACGTCGGGGATGAATCAGTGATTATTTTCAGGGGAAACGCCCTTCTCTTTGCCAGTGGGCTTTTTAGCGGCCCAAGGTTTGAGTTCCATGACAACGCCTACAACGCCACCGGGACGCCACCGTACCCAGACACCAACATCCTCCGACGGCCCTCTCGCGGCATCAACGGTTCATCAATCCTAGGAGTCATCTAGCCATGCGTCTTTCGCAGCCAGTCACTGTCCAGCCGCCGTCTTACACCCGCAGCACCGGCGAAGTGCGGACGCTCAGGCCGATCACTCTCGCGGAACTGGACATCACCATCGTTGACAACTCCCGGCAGAGACTATGCAGGGCGAGCATTCGGCCCTGCCCGCAGCCCGTCACGCTCTGGAGCGGCGATGCCTACGACGCGGCTGGCGACTACACGCAGGCGCAGGTTGAGGCCCGCGTGCTGGAGGTGCTGGGGAGCGATGTGAAGGCGGGGCTGGAGGCTCTGTTCGTCAGGCCGCAGCCGGTGCGGTGACGCTGCCGGTGGAGGGGGAGTAGCGGCCTATCCACTTGGGCCGCATGCGTCAGAGTGCTGGGATGCACCTGACAGCAGAGCAGCAGCGGCTTGCCGAGCAGGCGATGGAGATCGTGCCGAAGGCGATTGTGGCCTTCCGGTGCCGGTATCCGTCGCTCCGGCGGCAGGTGGCTGCGATAGATGCCACGAGCGTTGCCTACCTTGCCATCTGCAAGGCGGCGGTCACGTATGACCCGGCGCAGTCGAAGGTCACGACCTACTTCTCGATGGCGATTCGCAACGCACTGCTCAAGGAGATCGACAAGAACCGCCGCATGCGGTACGACTCGCCGGATCGGGTGCCGATGGAGTTGGCGGAGGCACTGTCGGCCAGCAAGCAGCACGGGTTCTCGACCCGCATCCAGACGGCCATCGCACGGCTCCCCGCCAAGTCCCGCAGACTGATCCACTTGCGGTTCTTTCGTGGACTCAGCCTGCGGGAGATTGGCGAGCAGTCCGGGTGCGACCCGCGAACTATCCAGCGGCGACTCGCCGTCGCTTTGGACTGTCTGGGAACGCTTTTGCAAAGCGAGCCGCTTGGGCCTTGAGTGCCCGGCTGATGGAGTTGATGTTCCACTTGTAGCCGTTCGGCCTGCGGACGTTGTAGTACGCCAGCGTCAGCCGCTCCAGCGACCAGCCCGCCTTCCGGCAGCGGGCCATCTCCTCCACCACCGCCCGCTCCTCGTGGTCGGGCAGGTAGTAGGAGTCCTTGCCCGTGCCGCACTTCTTCCAGCCGATGGGGGCGTGCCTGCCGTGTGGCTTGCCCGCCTTCCGCTTCTCCCGCAGGCTGTCTCGGGTGCGCTGGCGGATGAACTCCACCTCCAGTTCCGCGAACGCCGTGAGGATCGTGAACACGCAGCGGCCGATGGGACTGCCGGTGTCCAGCCCAAGATCGAGGGAGTTGAAGGACACCTCTTTCCGGTTGAGCAACTGCATCGTCTGGGCGGCGTCGATGACGGAGCGGAAGGCCCGGTCGAGTTTGGCCCACACGATCTTGTCTCCCGGCTGGACGAGAGCCCACACCTTGCGGCCCTCGTCCCGCTCAAACATCGGCTTGGTGCCGCTGGTGGCGGAGTCGTAGAGCCAGCCGCCGTAGGTGTAGCCCTCTGGGACGAGTGCCCGCTTGATGTACTCCTCGCACACGGAGCGCTGGGCGTCCTCCGTGATGGTCTGTCGGCCGGTGGATGCCCGGCCATACGCATAGACGATGGGCATGTGCGTGCCTCCTAGAGCAAGTAGAAGAAGACGAAGACCACGACGCAGAGCCAGCCGAACGGTCCCATGTAGATGGGCTCGGTCGGATCGAGGCTGGTGCGAACCATCAACGCCAGGATCGCAAGCCGGAACACCCACTCGATAGGCCCGGCGTCGAGGCCGAGCATGTTGCGGAACCGTTCGCGGACGGTGCTGTGGCTGTACTTGTAGTCCAAGAAATCCATGTCGGGTTTCCTTTCAGAATGAGTCGGGTCCGGGAATGTAGAGGTCACCGAGAATCCACTCCGTGATGCCAGCGATGGCGTCCTTGCTGCACTTCCACCGCATGCCGCCGTCTCGCCAGGACTTCCCTTCCGGGACGGCAAAGAACTGGCTGTGCTTGCGGGCGTAGTCACCGTCAACGTGGTGATGCGTCCGTCCTGTGTCGTCGTACGGGCCGACCTTGATGAGCAGCCGCTTGCCGTCCTGCCCCGCTGTGGGTGCGGTGCAGACGTGCAGGGTGGCACCCACGAAGGGGATGTGGGCACGGTATCCAGGCAGTTCGTCAAAGACCTGCACCACGCAGGGCGGGCCATCGGCCAGTGCCCGCTTCAGACGGGTGGCAAACAGCCTGCACCTGCGGGCCAGCGTCTTGTACTTGCGGTGTTCAAACGGCTTGGCCCAGTTCTTCGGCGCTGGCAGCAGCCCGCGTGGGACGTGCTGCCACACTCCAGGCAGTCGGGGGACAAGCGTGGCAACGCCGTCGCGAACGATGTAGTGCATGCGGATGTCGTCCGCGAACACCCGCCGCTCGTCGTACGGGGTGAACGCCCGCACGTAGCGTTTCCATGTCTCCCGAATCTTCTCGTGCCGCTGGCGGTTCTGCCTGCGGTAGTACGTGTCGGGGCTGACGACGGAGTATGCCGTGTCGCCATTCGCCGCACGGTAGACGTACGCCAGCGGCACGACGAGACGGTCTGTCTCGTACGCAATCGCAATGGCGCACGGCGGACGCTGGCTTTGGGCCGCAACAACGCTGCCGTACAGGGACGTTGACCGTCTGGCTCCCGTCTTGTGCTCACGCAGGATCACCTCCAACTGTTCGTAGGTGTAGACCTTCTTCCTGAGTTTCTTCTGTGTCATGCTCATGCCTCTTGTTTGAGTGGCACAACGCGAGCCCACTTGGGGATGGAGTTGTGCCAGTGCGAGTCCTTGTGACCCGTGTACGCCACAACGATGCGGGCACGTGGCTTCTTGCCATGCCAGTCCGTCGCGGCGTCCGTGATGAGAACGATGGAGTCAGGCTTGTCGGCCTGCTCAACCTGCTCGATGGCGGTGGACATGTCCGTGCCGCCGCCCCCGTGCCACTCAAACAACTTGGTCGTGGCGACCATCTTGTGCGACTGCACTTGCGTATCGGCACAGTAGACTTTGACCCGCCCCAGTTTCCGCAGCCCTTGAGCGATGACGGACAGGGCTTTGGCCTGCACCTCCGTCATCATCATGGAGGCAGACGTGTCCACGATCACGACGGCATGCGGCTGCACGGTGATGCGGCCGTGCAGGAGTGGGGCATCGTCGCCCGGCGGCTGCTTGCGTGACCGGCGGCGGTGAGAGTAGTCCCGTCCGCCAACCGGAGATGCCACGCTGGTGCAGACCGCCGACCGCAACTGATCGAACGGGTTGGGCGTGGGACGCAACTTCTGCTTGAGTGCCTGCTTGATGGAGCCGGGCACCTTGCCGGGATTGCTGGACTCGTACTGGGCTATGGCTTCTTCCGCTTGGGCTGCTGCCATGTCCTCGCCGTACGCTTCCCACGAGCCGTCACTTTCGATCTCGTAGGGGCGAGGGCACCCGTCCGCACACGAGCCGCCGGTGCCCGGCGAACCGGGCGGGGGCGGTGCCGAGCCCTGCCCAGACGGAGGCGATCCCGCTCCGCTGCCAGACGGACTCTTGCTGCCATCCGCGTCAGCACCGTCTTCGCCGGCGTCTCCCCCAGCACCCGGACTGCCAGCGCCACCGTCGCTGCCCTCGCCGCCCATGTCGTCGTCGCCTTGCCCGTCTCCATCGGGATCATCGCCGCCGGATGTGGACGAATCCCCCTTCTCGCCACCACTTCCGGAAGACCCATCGGAATCAGACTCCCCATCGCTGCCTCCTTGCTGTTGGTTGTTGTCGCCGCTCCGCTTCAACTTCTCCATGATGAGGCGGTAATACTCCTGCATCGACTTGTTCTCTGGGAAGTCGAGCGTGATGCCCCATGCCGGGACTTCCACTCCCAGATGCACGGCACCCTCCGGTCGCAGGTGCCGCATCATGTCGAGCGTCTGCTCGATGACCAGATCACCGGCCACGTTGCAGACGAACCGCTCCAACTCACTCGGGTTCTTGCCAAGTATCTCCTGCGACCGGGAGTGGTGGTCGAAGATCAGATGCAACACCTCGTGGGCCACGAGGTAGGCGGTCTGATCCCGGCCGATCTTGGATACGAACTCGGCATCCCAGTACAGGTTGCCAGCCGCGTCCACTGCTGCCGTGCCGATGCCCGGCGTCTCCTGCTCACGCAGGGAGTAGATGTACGAGGCGAGGTACGGGACATACTCAAAGGTATGCACCCGTGCCTGCCCCAGTAGTTGTCGTGGGGTCATGGGAGGTTCTCCGTAGGGGTTTCCGGGAGGTCGCACCAGTACCGCACTCGCGGCACCATTCTGGGCGGCAGCGTGCCGGGCTTGGCCGACCCGTACACGACTGACGGCCAGTCGAAGTCAAAGACCGTGCCGTCCCAGTACGCCATCTCGATGTAGCCATCGTCCTGTGCGACAAGCACACGACGCTGGCTGTCGGGCAGGCACTTCCGTTCGCCCTGCTCGACTTCATGCCACACAATTCCGATGCACATTACTCGCTCCTTTCTTCTGCTTTGGCAATCGCCGCATCCGCCATGAGGCAGGCGTTGTGCTGATCGTCCGTGCCGTCTGAGGTGAACGCATCACGCATGGCACGCAGCGCCTCAAGCAACGCAGGCGCAGCAGCGAACAGGCGACCAGTCTCGCCTGTCATCTCGTATGCCACTGACCAGTTGTCGTCTTCCCCGACGACGCGAGCGTGACCGTTGTATTGCAGTAGATAGAGCATGCTTTCTGCCCCCTCAGAAGGCTCGCTCATCTCTTGCGCGTCGCCGTCCACCTCCATCTCCACCGTCACGCGAATCGTGCCCATCACGCGTCCCTCCCTTCTGCTTTGGCGATGGCGGCCTTGCATCGGCCCAGAACGTCGTATCCGTAAGAACCCTGCTCACTGCTGCCCTCGTCGTAGTGGACGATTTCCCGCAGGGCTGAAAGCAACTCCGGTGCTGCGGCGATGAGGCGGGCGTTAGCCGCCGCCTCTGGGTCAGAGAGGTCGCGAGGGTCGCACGCGACAGTGGCTATCTCGCGCCACTGCGGATACGGCCGGTCGGATACAATCGCGAAACCTCCAGAAGTCCATGGGCCAGGTGTGTGTGTCATTGTCATGTCTCCTTTGTGTGTGAATCACGACTGAACCAACGCCATCAACTTCGCCAGCACGTCCTTCGGCGGGTTCCAGCCGTCCGGTCGCACGCCACCCTTGCTAACGGGGTTCCAGAACGAACGGAACTGCATGAGGAACGACTCGATCTCCTGTTCACCGATGGTGATGAACGCCTCCGCCGCACGAGTCCACCGCTCCTTGCTGGTGTTGTCACGCAGGGACTTCACCAGACCAGTGAGGAAGCAGATGTTGGCGTCGGGCCGACGCTCGTACTTGTAGTCCTCCGCACCGGACAGGTACGCCTCCGGGTTGAGCAGGTCGAGCCGGTGCCAGTACCGGAGGAACTCGCCGCCCACCTCCGCACCGACGCAGCCAACGGCGAGCGGCCGGTAGATGGGGTCTTTCTGCTCGTACCCGCAGGCACCCGCCGCAGCGAAGCACTTGGCGAGGAACGTCCACGTCCGCAGGTTGGGGAACGCCATCGTCTCGTCGTCCTGCGGCAACTTCTCCCGAGCGTCGGGAGCCGAGCGGAGGAACGCCTCGACCAGCGAGCCAAACTGCGGAAGGAAGTCGGTCCAGTGTTCAGGCACGATGGGGAACTGCGGGGCAGTCCACTGGCACCCAGCCCGCAGGCCGGTGAACCAGTGCTCGTAGTCCACCTCCCAAGGGAAGTGAACGAACCGTGCCCGCATGGCTGGTGCGAGAGGCACCGCATTGGGACACAGTTCCGGTGGGTTGCAGGCACCGACGATGATGGTCGATGCAGGCATCACGTAGTCACCGACCCGTCGCTCCGACAGGACGGAGAGCAGGCCACCCTGCGTGGCAGACGGCACGTTGGTCACCTCGTCCACGAGGACGAGAGCCTTGCCGTCTTTGGTCTTGTCCCACAACGATGTCGGCATCATGCGAACGACGCCAGCCGCGTTATCGGGGATGGGATAGCCAGAGAAATCTTCGGGCAGGTGGGTGGCACCGAGCAGCGGGACGAACGTCCGCTCCAGTGCCGCAGCCAGCGCCTCCCACGTTGAGGACTTGCCGACGCCAGTGCCACCCGTGACCAGCACGGGAGCGACCTGACAGGCGAGGAACGCAGGGGTGTTGCCGAGTGTGGTGCGAGACATGACAGGAATGCTCCTGAGTAGGGGACCAATGGGACGGGGGACGGGGCGGCACGATGCTACCCCGTCCCCCTACAAACCAGACTCCGCAGCGGGAAAACTGCGGGGAAAACGTCAGCCGCCGACGCAGATGACGAACGTCGGGGAGGCGGCTGGTGCGGCAGCGGGTTCGCTGCGGCGAGCGGTCGGCTGGGCAGAGGTCCGGGTGATCTTGGCCCTCCGCTTGACCTTCCGCTTGGCGGGTACGATCCCGCTTGGCCTGTTCCGCATGCCCTTCAACTTGGGCAGGACGAGCCCGCGCTGGGCCAGCGTCTTGAGCCGGTCGTTGAGCATGTATGGACTGATGCCAGTGAGTTCCAAGAACTCCTTGAAGTGCAGGTCGCAGGTCAGGGCGTCCTTGTACTCGCTGATGAACTTGCTGTAGTCGAGGCGAAGCGTACGCATAACACTCTCCTTAGTGGATGGGATGGGTCAGACAGCCGCAGCCAGCAGCCGATTGACGGCGACTGCCTGCTTCACTTGGTCGATGGCCGCAGTCAGTTCGGGCAACGGTCGCCCGAGAACCTGCTCGTACAACCGCACCTTCTCCAGAAACCTGTCGGCCCTGTTGATTCGCACGTTGATGGAGCGGTCGGCCATGCCGCCGGTCGCCTCCATCACGTCGGTCATGATCTCCGCCAGACCTGCCTGCACTTCCGAGCCGAGCCGGTCGAGGACGTGCATCACCGTGTCGGGATCGGATGCGATCTCGACTTGGTGAACGGTGAATCGCGGGCCGTCTGCGTGCGGTCCGAGCAGCAGGCTTGCGAACGTGCGGAAGTCCTCAAGCGTCTGGCCCAGCATGAACCACACGCCGCCGTCGTCCTTCAGTGGCGTGGCCTTCCAGTGGCGGAGCATCTTGACCACCACCTGACCGACCACGCTGGACGGCAGGTAGTCCCGCTGCTGCACGACCGCAGGGTCGAGCGAGGCGAGAACCTGTGAGCCGCGTGGCCCGGCGGAGTCGTACTCCAGGATGCCCACGCCCCAGTTGGTGTCGATGAGGGCAGAGAACAGGAAGCGGTACTCGTTCTGCGACTGGCCCGGCACCACACGCACCACCTCAAACGAGGCTGGGTCGTCCAGTTGCCGCACCACGTTGGGTTGCCTGCGGATGCGGCCGTACAGGCTGTCGGCTACGTCCTTCATGCAGTCCCGCAGCACGGTCGTGCGAGCGGGCTGGGCAGGGACGAACTGCCCGCAGCGTACGGCATCCGCCGCGTAGTAGAGGCGGTCGCGGTTGACCGTCTTGGTGTTGAGGATGGCGATGCCGCCGAGCCCCGACCCGATGGTGAGAGTTGTCGGTGTCATGGTGGATCCTTTCAGTGGGTGATGACTTGGTGCTGTGCCTTGACGAACCGTCGTTGCAGGACAGCGAACGCCGCTGCCTGCTCGGGTTCATCGAACTGCTCGCGGTCCTCCGCGCTCTCGTGCAGGGCCGTGATGATGAGGTCGATCTCGCTGGGCGTGAGGGTCACGGTAGTAGTCGGGTATGGCATACCCCGCCTCCTGTGTGAGTGTACATCTATTCAGTTCTCCGTCAACGGTTCGACGGGCCGGGAGCCGGTGTTCCAGTTGTCATCCGGATGCCTGAGCATCCCGGTGTAGATGACGACCTCACGCTCGTCGCTCTCGTCGAACATGGCGTCGGGGAACACGGCGAGTACGCGATCCATCAGTTCTTGCAGCGTCATGCTTCTGCTCCTTGAGGTAAGACTTCCAGTCGAACGACCACGCACGGGCACCGATCACTTGGGCGTGGCCCTTACGTGCGATGCGGCGGGCGAGGTACTGCAACCAGCCGAGCCCGGTCCACCCGAAGTGGGCGGCGATCTCCCGGTACGACGGCTGGTATCCATTGGCGTCAATCGAGCGGGCGATGAGGGTGAGAATCTCTCGCTCGCGTTGGGTCAGGTCAGTCATTGCTTCCTTTCAGTCGAGTTCCGCCCACCGTGCCAGTGCCTTCATGGCGACGTAGCACATGGCGAGGAAGATTTCGATCTCCGCATGGGTCCAGTGGTGCATGGCTTGCCTCCTTGCTTGCCGTATAGACAGACTCCGCAGCGGGAAAACTGCGGGGAAAACGTCAACAGATGGGCGGCAGGCACACCGACCAGTCGTCGGGCTCCGCCACTGCCACTGCCACCTGCTCGTCGTCCATCAGTTCCGGGACGGGTGCAGGCTGCGTTGCCTTCTTGCGTGGGCGAGTGACCGGCTCGGCCTTCGCAGCCTGCACTGCGCCCGGTCTGGGTGGAAACGTAGGCACGGCCTCGTCGTCCGCAGCCAGCGGCATGATGGCGAAGCGGGCAACGTGTCCGTCCTCGCCCAGCGTGGTAGCGAACACGCAGGACTGCGAGTCCTTGACGAACAGCGTGATTCCCTTGTGCTTGTAGCGGTCGTCGTTCATGGCGTGCGACAAGGCACACAACTTGCCGAGCAGGGCTGCGTCCAGGTTGACGGACACATACCCCTTCGGGCTGTCGTGAATCGTCATCACCTTCTCGCAGTCAGGGAAACGGCCGCTCGTGTTGAGCGTGACGCTGCCACTGACGCCGCCACGAAACTCGTCGCCGTCAAACCGCACCCCGAGCGGGTGCGAGAACGCCTTGACTGGCGGCGACGACAACTCCTTTGCGTCCGCAAGGGAGTCCAGTGCGATGCCGTCGTCATCCTTCCAGTGGACGCTGGCAAGGATGCGGCCGTCGGTTGCCGTCATGCTGGCCGTCTGGCCGTCGCTCACGCACTTGATGCAGCCCAGTGCGTACCGTGCCTGCTCCGGGTCGCAGCACTTTGCGAGTTGCTTGATGAACGCTGGTATCTTCATGGGAACCTCGTGTGGAAAGAAAGCGGGGCCAGTGACCCAGTGCCACCGGCCCCGCAGAAACCAGACTCCGCAGCGGCGAAATCAGATGGCGTCGTGCAGCAACTCGATGCCGTCGTGGCCGAGCATGTCTTGCACTTCCGCCAAGCACTTGCGACTGAACCCGTAGGCGAGCAAGTCATCCACACGCATGTTGGTGTAGAACGAATCCTCGCGGTCCTCCTCCTCCTGCTCGTCGGCCATGCGGTCGTACGCTGTTCGGCAGGCGGACGCGGAGTTGTCCTCGTCCACGTACTTCCACTTGCCGTCCTCGACCTCGACCCACGAACGCTCGGTCTTGGGGGCCGTCGTGGTGCGAGAGGTCAGGCCGTAGCCGATGCTGCGGTAGTACGAACCCTCGTGCGAGTCATTGCTGTACCAGTGACCGTCACGCGACCAGTCGCCATCGTCCTCGTTCCAGATGCAGTAGTCGCCGTCCGCCCGCAGGAACACGAACTTGCTGCCGGAGTGGGCGAGTTGCTGCGTGTACACCACCTCGCTGCGGCGGTAGAAGTCCTCGTCCCGAGCGTGCAGCGGCTTGAGCACCAACTCGTTGAAGTGCCAAGTGTCACTGCGATCCTTGTCCACGTCGCACTGAATGGAGATCACGCCGTTGTGGATCACAGCGAGCGAGTCGCTGACCATGAACGGGTGGCAGTTGCCCGTGTCCTTCTTGCCGTGCGTGGCCCATCGGAAGTGGATGATGGCCTGGCGGTCGGCATACGGACTGAAGGCTTCGCGGAACTCCTCAAAGTTGCCGATGCCGCAGCGGGTGACGAGCGTGCCGTCAACGACGACGGCGAACCCCCACGAATCGTCGTTCACGGCGAAGCCGTTGCGGTAGGCGGACCAGTCGGGCGTGGTGGTGGCGGGCTTGTAGATGGCGAGGCACATGCAGGAATCTCCTTGTGAGTGTGAGTGAAACTAGGAATCAGGCACCGACGACGGACGACGTACGGATCATGTTGAACACGGGCGACCGCTCCTTCGGATTGGCGATGCTCGCCGGGAGCGGACTGTTGCTGCGGTAGCCGCCGCTGATGAGCGGATGCGACAGCAGGAACTCATGCAGGTAGCGGTACGCACTGCGGTTGACCGCCACGAAGTTGCGGAAGTTGACGAAGTGCAGCGGGTCGAGGGACGACTCGACCGCACCGAACCCGTGTGCCGCCTGCTCGCAGAACTTGACAGCCGCAACGGCGAACTCGTGGTTCTTGAGGATCGCCCGGCTGTACAGGTTGCTCTTGAACAGGCGGAACTCGACGGTGGTGTTCGTCACGTTCAGCACTTCGTAGCGGTCGCTGTTCTCCGTCTGGGTCAGTCGCTTGGTGCGGAACTTGTTGAACCCCGCAGGGCGACAGGCGATGGCTTCCAGGAACGCACGGTTGGGCTCGGCGTTCATGAACACCAGCAACTTGCCCAGCGTGAGCGGACCGATGGCCGCTTTGGACAGGTGGATGTGGTGACCAACGTCCTCGCCCATGTTCCACGCCGAGCAGCGTCCGTTGCCGAGCGTCTTGAACGCTCCGAAGATGCCGTAGACCTGCTCGGTCGTGAGCGGAACCGTGACCAACTCAAAGCCGCCTGGACCGTACTCGTCGAGCGAGCCGTCGCGTTTGGCGATGGCGCACTTGCGGTTGCGCGTGAGCGGATTGAGTTTCCGATACAGGTCGTTGACTTGGGCGAGCGTGTGTTCCACGTCGTCGAAGTCCTCGTCGTCGGAGTACATCTCGATCTCGTGCCCGGCGTACATATACGCGGGTCCGCGAGCCGGGTCAGCCGCCCAGCCATGCTCGCGGTGAGCCCGCGTGCCGTAGTCCATGAGGCTGTTGTCGAAGTCCGTGTGGTGGCAGTCGCAGTCGTCGTCGCAGCACTCGCCGTTGACGCAGCGGGTGTTGCCGTTGGAGTCCTCCCCGTTGCAGTCGTACCCGTCCGAGTCGTACCCATCCCGGTCGTACCCGTCCTCGTTGTAGCCCTCGTAGGTGTAGCCCTCCGAGTCGTAGTATTCGCCGTCGCGTGTGCGGCGGGTGATGGGGCTGAACTCCGTCTCGGTGGTTTCGTGGATGCCCTCCATGTCGAACCCGCTGGGGTCGTACAGCGTGCCCGTCTCGTTGTGGATGCCGGTGGACTCATCGAACCCGTACTCGTCGTGCAGGACTTCGTTCTCGTCGCTCATGTCTCGCTCCTCAGCGAAGGTGAAAAAGAAAGGGCCGCCCCACGACGGGACGGCCCATGCCGAAAACCAGACTCCGCAGCGGCGGATCACCGCTGCTTTTGCTTGCGGCGAGTGGCTCGCTTGGCGTGCTTGCGTGCCACTCGCAGTCGCTCCTCCTCCTTGACGCGTTCAGCCTTGACCAGTGACCACCACTGGTCGTTCCACTTGTTGCCCATCAGTCCTCCTGCCAGGAGGGGAACGCGATGGGGCCGGGATAGCCGCCGCCCACGCAGTCCCGCAGGAAACTGGCGTAGCGTTCCAGTTCATGCGAGAGGCGCATGGCCTGCTCCTGCCAGGGGATACCCTCGCCAACGTCCTCGCCGCACAGGATGCGATGGCTGGCAAGGATGGAATCGCGGTACGAAACCGCCACCTTGTAGGCGTCAGCCATGTTCAGCCCTCCTTCTTCACGAGGTCGGCCACCTCACGACGCTCACGATGGGTGAGCGTGCGGAGGTCGGCCAGAAGGTGACGCTGGGACTTCGCACCCACCTCGCGTGCCACGCGGGCGAGCGAGACGAAGTGCATGAGTCGGGGGTTGGTGGTGGTGACATGCGTGCGCATGGGAACTCTCCTGTGAAATGCGACGGGGCCAGCCGCCACCGTGACGACTGGCCCCGTTCGCAGTGTGAAAATCAGACGCCGCAGCGGCGATTTACCGGGTCAGCGGGTTGACATCGGCCTCCTCCGCAGGCAGGCCGTCGCGGAACGCCCGCACCACGTCGTTGCTCCGCTCGTGGCCGGGAATCGTGGCCCGTGCCATGCGGACCTGCTTCGTGTCCAGGTACGGGCCGTACACGCGACCGTCGCTCTTGAGGTTGACCAGATACAGGCATCCGTCCTTGCCGGTGAACTGGGCGATGGGGGAACGGGGCATGGTGAACTCCTTGTGAAACAGGGACTAGAAACACAAACGCCCACCGCGAAGTTGCGATGGGCGTAGGTGAGGGGGCGGGCTACGAACCCGCCCGAGCCGTCGTCGGCCCTCACTGGTCAGACTCCGCAGCGGGCGGAATCAGCGAATCTGGGCGGCAACCTTGCGAATCTCGTCGGTGCGGATCACACCGTTGATCGCCGCGAACAACTCCGCCTTGCGGGCGTTGTCACCGGCCGGGAGCCATGCGGTGAGCGGGCCGATCTGCACGATCTGGCCCTTCACGCCCTTCTTCGTGACATGATCCTTGACGCTCCAGGCGGGGCGAGACTTCTTCACCTTCGCGGGCTTCTTCACGGGCTCCGCGACAACGGCAGCGGGCTTGGCCTGTGCCTTCGCCTTCTTCGCGGCACGGGCCTTCTCCAATGCGGCCAGCCGCTTGGCCTTGAGGTCGCCGCTCGCCTTCTTCACGGGGGCGGGGGCATCTTGGGTCTGCGTGAGCCGCAGGGCATTGGCAACGGCTTCAGCAGCGATCTTCTGGATTTGGGCAATCGTCATGGCAATTCTCCTCATGGAAAGAAACAACCGAACCAGTGACGAACGGCAACGTGCCGCCGCCACAATTCAGACTCCGCAGCGGCGATTCACGCCACCAGAAGCACCGGGAACCGAGACTCGACCACGACCTCACCGGCAGGGTCGTACAACACGAACAGCCGCACGCCGTCCGCGTTGTCGTTGATGTACCAGCGGGCCTTCCGCTCGCTGGGAAAGACGTAAGCACGACGCTCGCCGCTGGCGTTGATGGACACGACGCAGAACATGGGACGCTCCGGTGTCGGTCACGAGACGGTCACTCGCCGTCGTCGATCCGACACAAGGCAGACTCCGCAGCGGACGGACCGCGATGGAAACGGGTTCCGGCGGCAGGTTTCATGTCTGCCCTCGACAGCGTGAAGCGGAAGCCGTTGGAAATGCTGGGCTTGGGGCGGCGTATAGATGGAACGCCCCCGAGCCCCCCCAGCCGCGTCACGTATCAGTTACGTGCCCCTCCTGGATTTTTTCCCAAAATAGATCGACCCCTGCCCGTTGGGGGGTTGCTAAACGCCTGTCCAGGCGTATGCTGTCCACCTGTCCAGCATCCCAATGAGAGAGAGGAACCGATGATCGAAGCGACCGTGACTGGCAATGTGGGCAAGGTGAACGAACTCCGGATCACCAAGAGCGGGAAGGCGATGCTGACCTTCTCGGTGGCCTCGACGGAGAAGAAGGACGGGCCGACGACGTGGGTGGAGGTGGTCTGCTTTGACGAGCAGGCGGAGACATGCTCCCAGACGCTCCAGAAGGGCCAGAGAGTCGTCGTCTCCGGCCGGGCTGGTCTGGAGACGTACGAGAAGAAGGACGGCTCACAGGGCTTCTCGTTGCGTCTAATGGCGAACGAGGTGGGTGTCAGCCTGCGGTGGCCCAAGCGGGAACCGGCGGGCGTGGGTGCGGATGACGAGATTCCCTTCGCATGAGCGTCGAGGAACTCGACCGTATCGCCGCTGCGTTGCCGGAGTGGGAAAGGATGCCCCCTCCGGCTTCCGGCGTTGATGTGGATCGGATGGCCCTTGTGGCCCGAGTGGAGGCGGAATCGGCGGCGGTCTACCGGCAGCACGAGTCCCGCATGGAGAGCCTGCGGGGCATGGAGCGGACGGTGTGGGTGCTGGCGGTGGCCTTGCTGGCCGGGACTGTGGCGGCGGTGGTGGCGGAGGTGTTCTCCGGCCCGCCTGCGACCCCTGAGTTTTTTCGGGAGAAATCATGACACTTCCCTACGAACGAACGCTGGCGGTCTTGCGTGCCCGCAATTTCCTGGTGCGGCTCTCCAACGTCTACGTGGAGGGGGGCATCAAGGGGATCCGTAGGGAGGTTCGCCAGGAAGCAAGGTCTGTGCTGCGGCATTTCCCACACTGGTCCGACATTGGGCGTGCCGAATGCTGGGACGAGCAGGCTGCGATGCTGTGGGCCAACGAGGAGGACAAGGCATGACCGACCGTGACCACTTCGCACTCGCCGCCGAAGACCACGCCATGTCTCGCGGCTGGATGCCGCACAAGCCAGAAACGTGGCCGCACAGGTACGCCACGCTGAAGCGTGATGTTGTCATGCTGCACCTGCGTGATGGCAAAGAAGTGGAGAGCCCCGTTCTTGCTGGGGCCACCGTAAAACTCGTCATGGTGTCTCGGTTTGGGGACGTTGGCGTTACGGAAGACCTGACGGCGGAGAATGGCTACGGCGTTCGCTTGCCTTTGTGCGACCTGTGCGAGTGGAGGGATGCACCGTGACAGACCGCGACCACTTCGCCGCTGCGGCCCTGACGGGGCTGTTGTCCGACAAGGCCAATCAGTATCCCACTGCATTGCAGTGGGAGTATCTGCTGAAGCACGCCTACCGCTGGGCCGACGCCATGCTCCGCGCGCGGGAAAAAACAAATGGTGGGTGTCCGTCCGGGTTGGACCCGGAGGCGGATCGTAAATCCGTTACCTCTCAACGGTGTCGCGACACCGGAGGTCAGCCGTTCGAATCGGCCCCCGCCACTCCAGAATCCGACCGGCTTGCGGAATGGGAGCGGCACGGTAGTCACCGCTGGGGGCTCGGCGTTGCCAGCGACCTGCACGACTTGGAGTGCCGGGTAGCGGCAATTGAGAAAACGAATCATGACGCCGCGCCGGCGGCGAAAGCCCAGTTGCCAACAGGCGTTCATGCGTCTGAAGGAGGCGGAAGCGACGGGACTGATAAACCCGTGACGCGAACCGCTGCGGGCGCCGGCAATCAGACTGATCCACCATGCGTGGAGACAGATGGCCCCTCGTCTGCGATAGCGCAGCCACCGGCCTCCAGCGATGGAAGCGGCGAGGGGCGGCCCCTAGACGACACGCGGCCCGATACAAAGGGAGAAGCGACGGGTGGGCGGGGGCATTTTCCAGTTTCCCGAAACGCGAAAGACGAGCCGGTGGCGTGGGCTGCTGTCGCGAAGAACGGCAGGCCGATGTGGCTGTCGTACAGCCGCCAAGACGCGGAAGGTGCGGTTGTAGGGACGGCTGAAGTCGTCCCGCTGTACCGCACCCCGACCTGCCCATACGTCGTTGGTCGCACCACGCAGCACTGCTCGCTGACGCCGTTCACGCTGACCGACGCGGAGCGGGAGGCGATCAGGTTCGCCGCCGTGTTCTACTCGCAGGGAGGGCGAGCGGCTGACGCCGCCACGCTCCGCAACCTACTGGAGAGGACAAAATGACCAGCGTCTGGCTCGTCAC